AGTTAGAAGGCATCTCTGCTCCTACCATACGTAAGAAAGATGCGATTGTTCTGTTACCATAACGCTCAAATTCCTTCTCGTATGTATCAGGAAGATACTGATTCAAGAAGTTGAAGTTGGTAATGTAGTTTGTCTGTAACGCTACCTGCTCAGCACTTGGCTGCAACGCAAAGGTAGGATTACTCAATAATGAACCTGCCATTGTTTTAGATTTTTAATTGTTTTAAATTCTTTTTATGCTGCGAATTTTCAGGTTTCGTCCTGAATCAGGGTTTATCGCTTTCACCTGCACTCCCTCTGTAGATTTACCAATTTCAGGTGCTCGGTTGGTGGACATATTGATGTTCTTGATTTTACGAGTTACATCGTCTGTCGCATCAGCCAATCCTTGTTCATAAAAGAACTTGGCAAACTTCTCAGGTTGCATTGCCATAGCTAAAGACCTATGATAACCAACTGCGTCTTTAATCAACCCTTGCTCATCCAAGAACTTATTAATAAAGTTCTGTGGCGTAGATTGGTTTTTCTTTAATTCGTTGGCATCTCCCGGATTAAAAACAATTTTTTTGTCATTTACATTGAACTCAAAACCTTTGAACTCTCCGCTAAATACATCGTTGCTTCAGCAAGAACTTTCTTTTTTGCGATTTTTACTCTTTTAATGGTTGTTTCTTCGTCCAAATCCTCATCGTATCTGTACTCATCCATTAATGTCTCAATGTCATCACTATCAAGACCCTCCTGTGTAGAAGTTAAGTATTCTTTTAAAAGTTGGTCAGGGTCCATTGCGTCAAAGTCTTTCTTTAATTTAAGAAAGTCTTCAAAGCCACGCCCTGTCTCCTTTTTATATTTCATATAAGCAGCCACATCTTCAGGTAGTGGTTCAGATGCTTCTCGCTCTGCCACTAAATCATCTAAAGAGTTTATTTGCTTATTATATCTCTTACCAATATATGAAAGAACGTCTTCATCTTTTAAATCAATACCAACTTCCTGAGGTTGAGGCTCGGGTTCAGGCTCCGGGTCATTTTGTATTGGCTCCGGTTCCGGATTGTTATCTTGACTTAAAGATTCTTCGTGTTTATCAAGTAATTCCTTTTCGACCTCTTGAACACTTTTAGGTTCAATAATGTCTAATGCTCTAACTTTTAATTCCATTTGATTTAATTTAATTTATACAAACTTATACAAAAATTTTGACATTTTTATCGAGGTTCAAATTCCGCCATATCAAAGCCATCTAAACTATCCTCATTTGACTCAAAGTTCATTGGAGGTAGATTATTTTTTCTTTGATTGATTAATTTGGATTGCTCGGTATTTTGTTGACTAATTCTTTTTGCTTTCGCATCTTCTTTCATTTTCTCTCTTTCAGTTAAATTGCCAACCTCTATTCCTTGCAATTGCATATTGTATTGGAACTCTTCTCTCATAAGTAACGCTTTCATTTCAGCTTCCTTCTCAAGTTTCTGAATTTCAAATGCCACTTCAGCTTGCTTAATCTGCATCTTAGAGTTTGTCTCCATTTCAATCTTTTGCATTGCAGCTTGAGAAGCCATCTCTTGAGACTTCAATTGTTGCTGAGCAATAATTGATTGCTTCTGCATAGCCATCTTCTCTTCACGTTCTTGGTTTCTAACTCTCTTAACCTTAAGTAATTGGTTAGCCAATTTAAGATTACGAATCTCACGGATGTCAATAGCGTCCTCAAGGTTGATGTCACCTTTAGAAAGTGCCATCTGAATGTTAGCCTCAAGTTGTGCTTTTTGCTCTTCATCAGGAGAAACCTCAATGAATATACCAAAGTCGTAAATGTATAAGTCGTTAATCTCGTTTAAGATTGACACGTTGTATTTACCAATTTGATTGATAAACTCATCCTTAAAGTCTGAGTACTCTAATATATCGCCAACCCTGTAAGTAATAGCTTCAGCTAATGAACGATATATAAACAATGAAGAGTCAAGGATATGTCTTGTTGCTGTATTAGAACTTAATGCAGCTAACTTCTGAACACCAACCAATGCGTTAGGGTCAGGGGTAGAACCATCTCTTGCTTCGTTAAGACCGGTCACCGACCTAATCATATCAATGTAGTGATTCATATTGGTGATTAACATCTGCGTTTTAGCTGCACCTGAGTTAGATGTCAACTGAGTGATAGGCACTCTTGCATTGTTAAAGTCACCATCTTGAGTATAGCTTCTACCAATTACACTACCTGTTTGGAAATATAATCTAAGTGCATCCTCAGGATTGTATGCGTTACCCGTACCTAAGTCAATTTCATTTAAGCCATCAGCATCAATGAATACACCATCAGGTACAGTACGTGCAATAACTTGTTGTAGTTTTAAGTGCGTAACCTGAATCAAATCAGCGAATGGTATCATTCTGCGACATAGTGATTCAATAACTCCTTTGTACATACGAGGAGCACAAGCTACATAGTTTGGTAAAGCGTGTTGAGACGCTGACTTAGGACGAACCATATTCTCAGACATCTTCCATTGTAATAGGATGTTAGTACCCATTACCATAATACCTTCATACCAAACGTCAATTGTTTTTTCAATCTTTTCAAAGTTACCTTCCTCCATCATTTCAGTCGGAGGGTTGAACTTTTCATCTTTCTCAATTACACGAGTACCACCATTCTCAAGATACTTCTTTTTATAGACAACTTTTTTAGTCGTTTTATAATTGAAATACATAAGAGTGCAAGTGTCTCTATAGAACATATCATTCTCGTAGAACTGCGCTACGTTGTAGTAGTCATACCACGATTGACTGTATTGTGTAATCTCTTGTAAATCTTCTCTTGTTAATGATTGGTCAATCTTCATTAACTCTGTTATTGGAAGCGTTTTAATTTCACCCCAATAAAAACAATCTTTAAAGAATGGGTCTTCTGTATAGCTGTATACAATGTTAGCAGGGTCTACGTAAGAAATCTTAACGCCTTCTCCTTGTAAGAACTCGTGCTTAGCTACACCAATACCAATAACAGCAATATCATAATCCAATCTCTTTCTGATGTCATCATAATGATTGTCATCAAAGATTGTATTGATTGCAGTTTCTTCGGCTATTTCAATTGCAGGCTTATAATGAAGCTGCATATATAATGATAACTCTTCGTCTGTTTCAGGAAGTTCTTCAGGGTCCATCATAAATGGGTCTACTCCTGTTAACTCTTGAATCTTTGTAAGAACAGGTTTACCTGCCATTTGTGTCTCAAGCATTTCTTGATACTTACTTCTCTTTGATTGAGACATCGCATCTTGCGCATATGCTTTTACTTTAAATAAACGGTCAGACATTCCGTTAACAACAATATCAATAAACTTTGGAAGGATAGGAACAGGAGTCCAATCTAAATTTAGATAAGATAAATCTCCGTCAATCGCTAATTCATTTTTGTATTTAGCAATTGATTGTTCTCCACGTGCATACAATCTAAGTCTACGAAAATCTCTCCATTGACCATAGTATCTACACGAGTTACCATCTTTACGGAACCACTCATATTGGATGGCTTGCCCGACTTGCAACCCAAATGCATCAGTTGCTTTTTCAGCATCAGTTGCCATTTGACTTGGAAATACTGCCGTGTTTATGTTGATTGTTACATTTTTCATCTAATCAATTGACTTGTTGTACCTTCGTTCTTATATTTAGCGAAGTTAATAATTAATTTTGATTCTTTTTTCTCAGAAACATATAGATGCTTTTGGTTAGCCATAATGGCTAAACCCGAACTAATAGAGGCATCAAATTTAGTTCTATCAGAAATGTCAAACTTTGCCCAATCCTCAAGCGTTCTTGTGAACGGCATTGTACCCATTTGTTCCGGGTCTCTATATTTAGCTTCTAAATCAAATCCTATAAACTTCTCAATATACGACTCAATGGCTGCAGCGTGCGCTTGCTTAACATCCTCAGATGAGTTTGGTATACCACCTAACTCCCGCTCAGTCTTTGTCAGCTTTGCCATTTGCTTGTCAGGTCTATTGATTGAGAAACCTCTGTAACCTCTGTTTTTCAAATGATACAAAAGTCTCGGTTTGTTATTCTCTACTAAGATAGGCATTCCATAGAAAACACAAGCCATTAATACTTCCTCAAAAAATATTTCTGCTGTTTGTGGACGGGCAATATACTCCAAGAAAAACTCATTGACAGGCGCATCGTCCATATGGAACTTAGTCATACCGTGCAAAGAGCCATTAGACCCCCTGCCTCCAACAACCGCTGATATGTCATAAGAGTCACATCCAAAAGAGCCAAGGTGCTCGTTACCGGGATACTTTATCCCATTTCGGATGTGTATGTTGTTTTGCATATGCTTAGGTGGTGCCCAACTTATATTGAACCTACCTCTTGGGTCCGGGGTCCAAACTACCTGCGTATCCTTAATACCATCCTTCCAAGAAAACATTCCTCGAGTAAGGTAATGCTCTTTAATCATTGAGTCGTTATAGTCAATCTGCTGATATATCTTGGTCAGGTTAAACAAGGCTTGCTTGCTCTCATCACGAAAAGCGTGAGACTCTGTACGTGGGAACTGACGGTAAAACTCGTTCAGTGCGTCAGCATCATTTTTCAATGAGTCAACCTCCGCTTCCCAATAGTCAATGGCTCCGTTCTTTATCATAACACCATCCACACCCATAATAGGCTCCTCAGGTTTACGAAACACAGGATGACCATACTTGTCAATGAATCCCTCCATATTCCACTCCATCGGAATAAATATGGCATATAGACCACTCTTGGTCTGCCCGTTGGCGTTACGGATTTTTACATTTGAGTCCTCGTAAATATCTTTATAGTTCTGCCCGCCTTTGCTTAAAGCATTGGACGTTGAACCCATCATACACTTGCCAATAATCTTACTACCCAAGCGAAGACAGGTTTTGGTTACACGCCAATTCTCTTTAATGTTTACAGGCTTAGTCCATTTAGCAGACTCATCGTGAGCCAAGAATAGTAGCTTCTCTCCATCGTATGAGTTATCCTCAGTATTCTTCCAATCTATTGATGTATCAAGTCCATCGACATCATTGTCGTCAGTCTCATACATATTCTTCTTGGTAATCTTTGCTGCCGGTACCCTATATGCCAACTCAGTTTTTGGCTTGTCCATACCATCCATCACCGGTTTGAAAAAGAATGGTAGACGGCTATTGATAGGTACAACCTTATCGGTGAACATCTTCTTAGCATCGGAACCCGTCTTAGATAAGATACCTATACGTGCGTCACGTGCGAGCGTACCTATGTTCACGCACTCTGAGGATGACATAAACGAGAACCCCGAACGTCTAATCTTTAGGTATATCATACCAAATGACCTTGGGTCTGCACGACAGGCTTCCCAAAATATCCAATAGATTCTATTGGCTTCACGAAAGTCAGGATAACCCACGTCAATACTTGACCATTGCAAGTACATATAATGCGAGCCGGTTATGTAGGTTTTGACCCCATTGTTCATAAACCAATATCCCTGTTCACGGTAGTCAAACTCCTGCTCTATATAATCGACCCAACGGTCTTTAAAATCTTTTGGCTTTTCATTCCATTGAAATATGGATTGTATCTTGGCTAACTCACGGGGTAATGGCTGACGCTCCCAATACTGTTCGGCTTTAGCGGAGTGTCTTTGAAGACACTTATCAGGAGCAAGTGGAAGAGCAATAATTAATCCTGCTATCTCTACTATCTGTCCTATCTGTCCGGTCTTTGAAATTACAACAACATCGTATTGGTCGTTATACCCATATAGCCACGACCTCACTCTATTTTTGTTAGAGATAACGGCAGCCGGTATATGATTATCGACTATACGGCATAGATTATTGTTTTGACCTTCTTTCTGCAAATCCTTGTTTTGTATCTGTTTTACTTATTCCTCTTTCAACGGACTCAAGATTTTCTTTCTCCGCTTCTATTCTACTCAGTATCTCAAACGCATCAAAGATGGCTAACTTCTTAGCTGCTGCTGCATTCTTCATCTTATCGGCAGACACATCTGTATCTGACTCGGTATTAATAATATCCTCTTCAGCCACCTTTACAAGATGGTTGACAGCTTTGTAACCCGCTTCAATAATTCGTAGTTTTATTTCTTTAGTATCTCTCATTACTTAGCTTTTAAAAATACTACCTGAACCAATCTTGCATCTTCACCCTGTCCAAAATTCTCAAAAATATTCCTCGAGTGCGGAAGAACCGAACTGAATGCTATCATACGATTGAACTTAGAGTACATTGTAAATATAGGCTTTTCATCATTGTCATATATTGTTGTACCATCTGCATTTGGTGACTCCTCGTTTAGATAGAGAATGCAAGTAAGGTCACCCATCATCTCATCCGTATGGATAAAGTTGGGTTCTTTCTGACCCTCAGGAGACTTTCTAACAAAATTGAATGCTACTTTATAACCATTAAATAGTTCACGGCAGTATACGGCAAACTCATCGTTAGCGTCTCTTGGCTGAATGTTTTTGAAAACGTTGTCACCATCTGCCACGTCTTGAAACCCGTGCAAGTGTATATCTGATACATAGGATATTGGGTCTTTGATAATATTGTCGAATGTGATTAGATTCATAGTTTGATTGTTATTTGATGGTCATACATCCGATATAACTTCTCATCATCTACGGTAAACTCGTATTCACTATCCGGAGAAAAGCAAACCATATCACCTGCTTTAATGCCTTTATCAATCAAATATTGATTGGGGTACTTCATTATACCAACAAGTGGCTCATTGGTAAATGGCTTCTTGATATAGCTTTGTGTAGTGGGGATAGGCTTGACAAAACAAAATCTATCATAAGCGTTCCACGTGGAGTCCTGCTTATACATAAAAAACTGCTCCGTCTCTATAAAGAATAGGTCGTCTTTAAAAAAAGACTTGCCACTCTTTTGCCTACCCCGCATATCATTATAAAACTTAAATACGTTATGGTGCACAAGTAAAGTGTCACCTCGTTTAATGGGTCCTTTATACCCCAATGGAAGTTCAACGACCTCTGCAAATCGATTAGAGAACTTGTGGTCCTCCTCAGATGTACTGACAATAAGTTCAATACCTCCTATCTCTTTTGTGTTGTCGTATCTCTTTCCATTAACCGGCTTGGCTATGAAATAGAATGGAGACCTCATTAGATGTTGATGTTATATTCAATGGATATAGGAATGGTGGAGTTAAACTCTTTCCAAAGTACAACTTCCGCCTTCTCGTTTATGATGTAAATCTTAACAGATTGTTTCTCTGTATCAAATTTGATAAGGTGAATCTCGTTAGTATCGCCAAGGACTTTTTGCCCTACAAGATAGTGCATAGCACCTCCTTTGTAGTCCGGTCCTATTGATATTTTACGAATATCCATTAGAGTTCTTCCTCTTCTTCCTTAACAAAAGTGATTCCTGTAGTCCAATCTTCAAGAAACGTAAACTTCTCTAATCCATTGGTATTGATAACCTCAATAGGTTTGAAGTCAAATTCTTTCTCGTTTAAGGCTTCAATGTCTTTGGTCAGCTTCTTTACGCCTTCCTTATTGAATTTGTATTCACCTTTTTCGTCCATTAAAAGAATACCCTTGTCATCCGTTGCGGCATTATCCAAACGTAACTCATCACGCTGAGCGTTATAAGATTCGTGGAAAGGCTTAACCTTTTCGTACAACTTGAATAACTTCTTCTGAACTTTTGTTTCTTGTCCGCCAATAACAGCATTGATAGATGCTACTAAAATGTTTAGGTCTTTGTACTTCATTTTATTTGATTTGATTTAATAATGTAAAAGTAATAAATATTTATTGAACTACAAAGTTGGAGGTGTAGGTTGTGGTAACCAAGGTAATGGTAATGTCACCTCAACAGGGTTAATTTGTAGCGCAATGTTAGCCTCAAGACTTGCCTGCATAGCTTCCACAGGAAGGATTTCTTCTAACCATCCAATAACTTCAGCCTCAGTTACATCAGCGTAAGGGATAAAGTCTTGTGGATTTGGTTGTGCTACGCTTGATGCACCATAGGTGTCAGCGAAGTAAGTTTTGTCTCCATCTACTTGTGTTGCGTTATAACGCCAATGTATTACATTGATAACGTCAGGTAAACCTTCTGATTCTACAGCGCAATTTAATTGGCTGATTACCCATTCAAATACTGTTGTTGCCATTTTTATTTGTTTTTTAAAGTGTCTAATTCTTGTTTAAGTTCTTTAATTGCATTTACCAAAGCTGAATAGATAGCGTCTTTTTCAAGTCCAAGATACTCTCCTTGCTTTACTGCATCAGGCATTATTTCTTGTACTTCTTGTGCTATGAATCCAAATTGCTTACCATTGGTTCCATCTTTCCAATTATATGAAACAGGATTTAATTTTAATATATCAGATAGACCATAGGTAAGTGGTATGATATTGTTTTTTAATCTTCTGTCTGAAGGGTTGGTATTGGTTAGGAATCCTGCATTTGAGTAAACAGTTCCTGTACCTAATGCTCCAACATATACACTTCCAAATGCACCTATCCCATTTACATAGAACTTAGCTCCTTGAGTGGTTGCTGTTGCATTTACTAATAAATCACCACCACTTGTTACACGCATTTTCTCAGTTAAACTCCCTGATGTAAGATTATAAAAACGCATTGAAGTTCCATTTGAAATGTCATTATTAACTTCTATGCCTCCATAATTATTTGTTGAACCATCAGTATTAAAAAGTAAATAGCTTGAAGAACTTGCTCCTCTAATACGAATATTCCCTTGAACATCTAAAGGCACATTAGGGTTAGTGATTCCAATACCTACGTTACCGCCATTAGATTGTAAAACAATAGGCGCTATTCCTGTGCCATAAATATTCCCTTGTATCCAAGCGTAAGAAGTAGAAGATGCACCAAAAGACATACCTGCATTAGAACTATTCCTAACTATAAAACTACCAAAACTTGTTGCGGTATTACTTCCTCCAACAACTTCTAAATTTGCACTTGGCGATGTAGTACCTATACCTACCAAGCCATCAGAATTTATTCTCATTCTTTCGGTAGGTGAAACACTTGGATTAGTACCATCTGTACCATTAGTGTTAAAAGTAATTTCACCTAGATACCAAGCAGCGCTATTTTGATTTCTAAATAGAATAGAAGCCATTTGAGCAAGGTTATTATTAGACAATCTTGCTTGTCCTATTATACCACCTTGAACTGCATTTGGAACACCGTCTGCACCACCGTTTGTTAATGTAATGTATTGTGTTGAACTTCCTGCTAAATTTAAACGAGTTACAGGACTCGTAGTGCCTATACCTATGTTACCGCTTGAGGTTATGCGCATACGCTCGCTTCCGCCTGTGCCAAATGTCAAAGGACCATAAGAACCTGAACCTAAATAACTAACTGCTATGCTTGCTCCATTAGATGGTGTTGGGTCAGCATAAAATTGTAAAGTTGCTGATGTTGTTTCTCCCCCTGCGTTTAATCTAATAGTTCCATCAGATTGAATGCGCATACGTTCTAAAAGAACATTTGCATTAGAAGCATCTGCGGTTCTAAAACTAAAAGCACCTGTATAAAATTGTCCATCAGTTCTTACTGCAATCTGAGCTATATTATATTCGCTTGGATATAATTGCTTGTATGTTGTAGTTGTTACATCTGTTGATGTTGAGAATACTGTATTTCTTAATTCATAACTCCCCCCACTTGTTATGCGCATACGTTCGGTGCCGTTTGTTGAAAACGCTAGTGGCAAATACCCTGCCGATGTTCTATATGAAACACCTATAGTTGGAACTGAACCATTATTATCTAAAAATATTGCAGAATCATTAGTAGCAGCCTCAACCCAAATTCCTTGTGAATATGATGCAGTTGCTTTAACTATAAATGGATGGAAAACACCACCACTTGTCCCACCACTTGTATTAATACACACCTGCCCCCCACTTGTTATGCGCATACGTTCGGTGTTGTTAGTAGCAAAAACAGTTGGGTAATTATTATAATTCCATATATAGCTTATATCTCCTGTATGCCCAACATAAAAACCATTTGCTGCTCCCGTTCCTGTGTTTGCAGTTTGATAAATAGTTGCTGCATTTGAGCCGTATATTGTTAATCCAACATTTGATGGAACTGTATTTCCAATTACTACATTACCTCCACTTGTTATGCGCATACGTTCAAAGCCACCGCCTGTGTAGAATGAAGTAAAACCTATTGCTCCTATTTCAATACTTGTACTTGTTGCTCCAATGTATCCTCTATTAGTGTCTGCCGTTTTAAATCCAATACCTGCATAGTTCCCCGCACTTGAGTTATTAATTGTTATTTCAGTATTTAATGAACCCGTAGCAGTTGTTGTTCCCACAAGTACATTCCCCACACTTGTTATGCGCATCTTTTCACTCCAACTTGCGCCTGTTTCAAATGCTAAATCAGTAGAAGAAGATAATGTATATTTTGAAGCATTGGCATAATTAAAGCCCCATATAGTCGAACTTCCGTTTGTAAATACTAAAGCCGATGACGATGTAGATGTCTTACCAATAGTTAAGGCATCAAAAGCTGATATTGTATTATTGTTTGGCGATGTAGTACCTATACCTACGTTGCCCGATGTATTAATATACATCTGCGGAGCATTGTTATTAGTAAAAAATCCAATAGGATGGTTTGATGAAGTACCAAATGATGCATAAGTATTTGACGCTTCAATATATGTTCCAATAGTTACAGTTCCGTTAGTATTTGTTATTCCATAAGTTCCTGCTGTACTATTAACTTGTAATTTAGTTCCGGGCGATGAAGTACCTATACCTACGTTACCTTGAATGATAGCACCATTTGCAGGAGCATTACTACTTTGATAACTTGAACCAACTAATATACCACCATTCCCATCAATAGTAAATCTTTTTACATCATCTTGGAATATAGAAGCACCCCATTCCGAACCTGCGCCATCTACACCAAGTCCAATGCTATGTGTAGGAAAATCAGCAGTTATGAACCTTGCTATTTGGTTATTTATTGTTCCACCAACTACCTCTAATTTAGCCGTTGGACTTGTAGTACCTATACCCACATTACCATCTCCTCTAATATATAAATAAGGAGATGTTCCTGCTGCATTTCTAACATAAAAAGAAGCATCTGTAGAAGTTGTTCCTGCTGTTACTAATAAACCATAAGATTGTCCTGAAGTAGTTGACGCTAAAATAGTTTGTGTCCAATTATTTGCAGTTCCCGTAACTTGCAACCTACCGCTATTGGTGCTTGTACCACCTAACAAAAGATTCCCACTCGCATCTAACGTCATTGCTTGGGTAAAGGATATAGCGTTACCTGCCGTTCCTGAAGGAGCTTGATGCCATTGATGCTGACCGTCATATTGCCTATAAAATGTTGCAGCATTAGTTAGATTATATATATAATTCGTACCATCATAATAACCATTTGCAATCCAATCAACTGAACGGCTACCAGATTTCCAAATAGCACCATTACCAATTTCAAACGCAGTTGAACCACTACCCCACGCACTTGGTGTTACTCCTAAACCTAAATTGCCTGAAGCGGTAAGTATCATTTTTGCACTTGAATTAAATCCAAATTGCATAGAAGCTACTCCATTTGCAGTATCTCCTGCCGTAAAAATATCAGCGTAAGTTCCTGCACCGCTTCCTCTTTGCATTAATAAATGCGTTCTTAAAACAGAAGTATTATCTGTTCTTGTTGAGATATAATAACCATTACTTAAAAAAACATTGCTACCATCATCTTGTAAACTACTATTCCCTATTGTACTTGTACCTGTAAACTTAGGTAGGTAGTTTGTAGTACCTGTACCTGTTACCGGATTAGTTAAAGCACTTTGCTTATTATTAAACGTGTTCCAATCAGTACTTGACAAGAACCCGTTTGAAGATGTACCTGATTGGGTAATGCTGATAGCACCTGTACTACTATTATATTGAATAGGAGCCGTTCCACTAAGTGATGCTAATGTAATAAAGTTAGCACCATTGGTTAACTGACTTGTATTAGTTGGTATAGTAATAACACCTGTAGTGCTATTATACGCACCACTGCCTGCAGCAAAACTTAATGCTGCACGTGCTCTGCTATTTAAGAAGTATTGATTGGTTGCTCCTTCAGGAATATTGTCAGTGGTTAAACTAACAGCACCTGTTTGACCATTAACACTTACTACAGCGTCAGTATTATCTACCTGCTGCCAAGCTGTTCCGTCAAATATCGCCCAATCGCCCACAAACCAATCTGTGATTCCATCAAGATTTGTAGTACCTGCCACATTTACAATGTAGTAGTAACCTCTTACACCAACGCCACTCTGTAAAGTAGGTGTGTTAGTTGCAGCGTTCCATACACCTTGGTATATTGAACTGCCGATTAATCCGTTGATTTGGTTCTGTACTTTTCCAAAAGCTGTAAGAATGCTATCAGAAGCACTAATTGAACCACCGGTAATATTAACACCCGTAAGAACCTTAGCTGTTACTGATGCATTATTTAAAATTACTGCAGTCGCACCCGGACCCGTTCCCGTAGCCTCACCTGTAAGTGAGGTCATATAGTTACCTGCCGCTTGCTTATTATTGAATGTATTCCAATCAGTTGAAGAAAGGAATCCATTTGCAGATGTTCCTGATTGTGTTATTGATAATGTTCTGTTCGCACTAAGGTCTCCGCCACCTTGTAAAGGTGCAGTTGTAGATATAGTAGTAGACGTAGGAGTTAAACTTGATACGTTAACTCCGGTGTCTGTTAAGATGTTATTTGTTATGTTAGCTAAAGCCATAATCCAAAGTTAATTATTTATTTTATACTACTGTCAATTCACGCCAACCTGTGCTTGTATTAACCCATAATCCTTCAACCCCATCAGTCTGATATACTATTAATCCTGTTGCAGGAGAAGCTATTGCTGTTCTTTGTGCTAATGTCATTCTCGGAGGCAAGAAGCCCTGAGAGGTACTATCTATTTGTACTTTAGCTGAAGCATTAATTGACGAGCCTGTGCCAATTCCAAATGACCCAATGTCACTTAAACGCATTTTTTCGGTAGCAGTACCACCAACCGCTGCAGTAAAAAATTCTAAAGCAGTACCATAAGAATAAATCCTTGATGCAGTTGATGATGTTAAAATTGCTAAAGCAGGATTAATTGCACCATTGTCTCCTGCAGTCCTTGTAAAATATGCAGCACTTGAACCTACGTTAACTTCTAATTTTCCACTTGGAATAGTACTACCTATGCCTGTATTTCCATTTAAGTAGTTATTAGCAGTTCCGTTCATATATAAGTTCCAACGATTAGTGCCACTTGCTATGTTACCAAAGAAGCCATAGTTGTTAGTTGCTCCTATTAATGAAGAACCTGCTATAAATCCATACTGATTAGTAACTGTACTACCTGCGCCAAATGTACCTTGTACTGCAGCAAAATGATTTAAACTTGTTAATGTAAATGTAGTAGCTGCAGTTGTTGCTGATGTGTAAAATAAATTGGCACTTGTTGTTACGCCTGATTGAATTTCTCCATCAGATGCAATTCCATATGAGTTTACTGCACCTGTAATATTTTTAGAAACTCTTAAAGAATATCCTGTCAAAGAATAAGCACCACCAATTCCTACTTGACCTCCGTTACCTATTCTTACCTGCTCTGTTAATGCACCACCTGCTCCTGTTGAAGTTAAAAATGATAAATAAGCACCACCTGCAGAACCTGCTGCATAAGCACCTATTTCAGCTTGAATGCCGCTTGCCTTTGTACTTGCATCATTACTTAAAAATTTAATAGTTCCAAGATTGTCTCCTGTAACCAATCCTGTATCAATTCTAAATAAAGAAATATCACCACCATTTGCATTTGCAATAGTTAATTGAGATGAATCAACTGTGTTTACTGTAATGATTAACCCACTACCTGTTCCACCTAATAAAGTATTAGATACAGATATAGTATCATTTGTTTTATAAAAAACACCTCCCCAAGTTAAAGTAGCAGATGTTACTATTCCACCACTTACAACTATTGTAAATAATGCACCTACACCTGTTGAAGATATAAGTGTTGTTGCTACATCAGTATAAGTACCATCTACATACCCACTACCACCATTTGTTAATGTTGAAGTTAAAATTGGACCACTTGAAATATATGCTGCAACACCACCTATTCCTGTATCTCCTGCTAAATAGTTATTAGCAGTACCATCCATATATAAATTAAAGCGATTTGTACCACTTGGAATTGCTCCTCTAAAACCCCAATTGTTTGTAGCTCCAATTAAACTTGCATTAACCAAGAAACCTGTTTGGGTAGTAACACTTGAGCCTGCACCAAAAGTACTTTGTACTGCACTATAATGATTAAGAGCATTTAATGTAAAAGTGGCGGCAGCAGTAGCAGCAGAAGTGGTATAATACACACCTGTAGCTGTAACATCACTTTGAATAGCACCTCCATTAAAAATACCATAAGAAACAGTTGAGCCTGTAATATTTCTATCAATACCTAAATTCATATTAGGCAGAGATGTCCTAGCTATACCTAAAGCACCTGCCATATAGTTATTAGCAGTACCTGACATATGTAAGTTCCAAGTGTTTGTTGCAGCAGATAATTGACCTGAAAAGGCATAGTTATTAGTTGCACCAATTGCAGTTGATAATACTAAAAACCCAAACTGATTTGTAACTGTTGAACCTGCACCTATTGTTGTTGTACCAGCAGTAAAATGTTGTAAACTTCCTAAAGTAAAAGTAGAAGCAACAGTTGAAGGTGCAGTCCTAAACAAAATAGATGCCCCCGTAACATCTGATTGAATAGTAGGAGCATTACTAATACCATAAGTGGTAGTACCACCTGTTAATGGTGATACAATTCTTATAATATAACTACCAACAGTAGATGTTCCAAATCCCATTGAACCATTCACATAAGTATTAGAACCTAAAGTAATTAAAGAACCTGTATCAGTAATATTACTATTACCAATGCTTGAAGCACTTGTGAACTTTGATAAGGTATTAGTTGTACCTGTTCCTGTTATTGGATTAGTAATTACCTCTTGATACTGCGGAATATTAAACACCCCCGTAGTATTGTCGTAAGTCGCTGCTCCGCTCGTGCCTGTAGTTGTTAAGCTAAGTGCACCTCTCGCTCTTAAGTCTGTATAGTAAAGGTTTGTACCCTCAGCAATATTTGTTGTTGTACCTGCAACTTTAGTCCATAAATTTGTTGAGGTCTTAAATTGCAGAATATCATTATTGTCAGGATTCTGAGCAGCCACATTGTGCAACTCGTCCATCTCAAACCCATTCTGAATTAAAATCTCAACAACACCTTGTGTAGGATGCGCTCTTACTACAATACCTACATACACTAAATGTGCAGGAGCATATTGTTTAGTTGGAGTCCAAGCACCTGCCGTAGTTGAACTTAAATAAAGTTGTTGACCCGGAGTGTAATCTCTTGTATCTAAATCTGCTAATCTACCTGTTACTACCACATACCCATTATTCATATTGGTGATGTCACTTCTAACAACACCATATGTTTGAGCAGATGTAGGGTCTCCTGTTGCAATTGCCTTAGTGATTGTAGGTAAGTTACCTTGACCACCATTGATATAAACAACAGTACCCTTTGTTAATGTAGCACCTGAACTATTATATACCTCAGTTACTAAATTTTGCGCCTCAGATATAATTGAAGGAAAAGTAGCTAAGCTACCATCTCCACGAATATACTCAGCCGTTGTGCCCGCACCCGTAACACCGATTGTACCGTTTGAAGTCAATGGTGAGTTCGATACAGTAAATGCTGATGGCATTGATAGACCTACTGATGTAAGTCCTGTATCAGCATCACTCCAAGAAGCAGTAATAGTACCGCCATCTTGTTGATTAAGTGTAAGCGTCTTTGTTGACGTACCTGTAACCGCAGCACTTGTAAGGCTTCTATTATAAGCCGTGTTCCAATTGCTTGAGTTATCAGTAATATATGTGATGGTTCCGGCAGTAGATTTAACTAAGCCGGTTCCACCCAAGTAATCTTGTTTGCTATTAAATGTAGTCCAATCAGTGCTTGAAAGAAATCCATTCTGAATACCGCTTGCCTGCTGAATGCTGAATACACCCGTAGTATTATTATACAACAAAGGTGACGTTGCACTAACAGCTGCTCTTGCTCTACTATTTAAAAAATATAAATTTGTTGTACCCTCAGGTATGTTGTCAGTCGTAAGACTTACCGCTCCTGTGAACCCATTTACAGATGTAACTGAGTCAGTGTTGTCCACTTTCTGCCAAACACCACCACTAAATATTGCCCAATCCCCTACCTTCCAATCAGTAATACCATTTAAGTTGGTATTACCATCAACGCTAACTATATAATAATAACCTTGTGTACCTACACTACTTGTTAAAGTAGGTGTATTTGTAGCAGCATCCCACGTACCTTGATATTGAACGCCACCTACTAAGCCATTTATTTGGTTTTGAACTTTACCGAACGCTGTTAAAATACTATCAGTTGCAAGTACATTACCTCCTGTAACATTCAGTCCTGTAAGAACCTTATTTATTACCGAAGCATTGTTAAGTGTAATGGGAACTGAACCCGGACCGGTAGCAGTAGCTTCGCCTGTAAGAGCTGTAATATACGAACCTGCATTTTGCTTACCATTGAAAGTAATCCAATCAGCTGAACTAAGGTATCCGTTTTGAGTACTATTAGCTACTTGAATACTGAATACGCCTGTTGCAGGATTAAATAGAAGTGGAGATGTCGCACTATAAACAGGTAGGTTAACCCATTGAACACCTGTTGAAGTACTTTCTAAAACCTGACCTGCAGAACCTGCAGACTCATTATAGTCTACAACTGTTCCTTGAATTGATAACTCAGTTGCTATGTTTGCTGTATCAGCAATAACACCTATTGCCTCAATATTTGCATCTAATATAATGCCAATATCAGAAGTATTACCCTCTGTTAAGACTTGTTCTAAATTAGGAGTAAAGATAGGAGGAAGCGTATACCACTCAACTCCTTCACCTGTACTTGTAAGAACCTGACCTGCTGTTCCAACAGAATCAGCAGAATCAAACAAACTACCTACTATATGAGTCTCCTCATTTAGATAGGTTATAAATAAGTTTGCGGTATCAGTTACTTCAAGATTAGTAGTTGTTATTGTACCAAACAAGTTAATATCTTGCGTAGCGGTATTCCCATAATCCAAAATACCCTGCAAGTTATTTGCAGGGATAACGGGAAGGAATACATCTAATAACTCCTGTAAAGTAAAGTTATACGTTACGTCCTCAATTTCACCGCCAACACTTGTTCCGATTAGTTTGTCGGATAGTTTAGGCACCGGGGCGACCTCGTATGTACTAATCTTTGACATCCGCTAAGAAATTTTAATGCACTATTTTCAAATAGTCGCCTGTTCTATAAAGTTTACCAACAACTAATCCGGCTGCTACTGCTTCTGCATTATCTGCATATACAGGAACGTTTGCTATAACAATTGATGTAGCGTTAAAGTTTGCCTGAAATAATGCTAACAACAACGCAGGAGTAAAGTTATAAGTTGCATCGGGAGGTGAATTACCAACTCTCGTACCTACAAGTTTATCATTTAACTGCGGGGTAGAATTATTAGGATATGAATTAATTTTTCCCATCTTCTTTTTGTTTTACTTCTCCTGTTTGCGTATTAATTACAGCATTAGGACCGTATTTCTCAATAAGAACTTTTTCGTTATTTGAGAAAGCCTCCATTATTTTCTCTGCTTGAGCAATAAGGGATTGTTTCTTTAACTCAAGGTCTCCAAGACTAATTTTAATCTTAGTAAAATCTTGTGTTCCTTTTTGGATAAAATCCAATTCTTCTGCTGTTAAGTTTGCCATTTGATTTAAGTTTAATTTATACAAATATAGTAAATAAAAATTATCATTTTGGTAGATACTTACGTGCTAACCATAGCACTAATAAGATTAAAATAATCCATAAAAACATTGAGTAGTTCGCTTTCTTGTCGACCTTCTTCTCAAAGCCTTTAGCTTTAATATCCTTCTTGACCGAAACCTTATTCTCAATAGACTTAGACACAGTGGATTTTGATGAGTCTACTACGTGTCTGCGTGTTTTCTTAAGCCTAACTGTCGCATTGAAGTACTGCTTACCATCAATTACGAGTGGCTTAGCTGTATCAATAGGTACTATCTCAACCTCATCAATATCCTCTTTAATAGAAATAGCGTTCTGCTGTACAGAAACGCTATCCTTCTTTTCGACAACTGTGCTGTCAATATGGGTCTCTACTTGTGTCTTGGTAACCGCTACCTTCCTTGAGGCACAAGAGAATAGTAAAAAACTAAGTAATATTAAGGTAAGATGTTTTGCCATTTGATTTGATTTTATGAAATTTCCATATAAAACCGCCTGCTGTTTTTTGATTGCCATTTAAAACGGAAGACAATGAAGACTTATTTATTAATAATTCCTTGCAAGCATAAGCAGAACATTCCCAAGTTTTTATAAAATTACCATCTAAATCAAACTGAGAAATAGATTTTGCATTACCATTTTGGTGACCTTTGCTTTTAAGCCATATTCCTGTTCCGTTTTTCTTATGTATTTCAGACATTTTTTCTTTTGTAAGAAAACTTGCCTTCCTTCCAATAGCCTTTATTCTTATCTTTTCTTTAATATGACTTGGTAATTTCCTACCTAATAAGGCTAATTTTCTCTTTTCATTTACCTCTTCACTTAAAAATCCTCCCTCTCCACCGTCAGTTATATTACAAAGCAAACCTCCATTACAAGACTTTCCATATAAAGATATAAATTCAATCTCTTTAGCAAAAGCATCTTTTTCTGAAAGCCCATCAATTAAAATATCAACCTCATAATCAGTTTTTTTGACGATATTATTCCAATGTAAATTCCTGTTTTTTTTATCGTACGCTCTTTTGTATGTATCATACGTTCCAACGCCAATGTAAAATGGTTGATTTTTATCTAACCTAATATGCCTGTATACATAAGCCATTATGAAAGGTCTTTTTCACTACTGTAAGATATGTATGTAGTTTTACTATTAACCTTTTTAGCTACAAGTATTTGCTTTCTATTTTTACCTTCACTGTAAGAAACGTGCACCCAATCAGGCTTACCCTGTTTTGGGAACTCAGCTATCAATTGGTCGAACTCTAAGTTGTCCTTGATATAATCAAAGACCATCTTATTAGTCACACCATTTGGAGTGCCGTCCATATCAATGTCAACAGCCTGACCTTTGCAATGCTGAGAGGTAGATGAGCCACCAATGCATTTGTTAAGTTCAGCAGACCTGTATCCACTTGAGATATGAATTGGACATCTAAAGTTATTGCGAATAGGCTCAAATACATTCTCAGCTAATAACTTAAAGTTGGCAATATGCTCTTCTGTAGGCATATTACTAATGCCATTACGCTTAGCTGATTCGCTTCTGATTAACTCAGATAAGTCCTGTTACTGCCTCAATGGTTGTAAGACCTAATGCCACAGCACTAAGTGCAAACGTTGCCCATACAAGTGAGTCTGCCGGAGCAAAGTCACCCTGAGTCTTTGAGTTATCATATAGGGTATAAAACAAAGCAAACGCTCCAATTATACCTACTAATCTCTTACTTGATGTTCCACTTTCTGAGGAAAAAAAACCTCCTAACCAATTAAAAACTTTTTTCATTATTCGTTATTTGTAGTGTCAACTTTAGTTTTACCCCAAAAGTTCTTCTTCTCTTTAATCTGAATGGTATCGTGTATGTACACTGTATCTACCCTAACCTTCATACCACTAATCTCGCTTTTAAGGTCTTTAACTTCTGCTTTCAAAGTTACTATTTTAGTAATTGCCTGAGCAACTAATTTGTCTTCTTTCTTTTTTGCCTTTTCGTGTACCTGATGAAAATTGCTATGATTTTGCTTTGCATTCTCAATTAGCTTTTTAAACTCAGCATCTTTTTCTTGCTCTGCATCTTGCTGTTGAGCACTTAATGTACATCCTGTTAGAAAAAGTAAAAATAAATACTTCATTACTTAATGCTTTGAATTTTACCTAATTGTTCTAACGTGCTTAGCTTAGAAGTAGCTGCAGCCAATGATGAGTCGGTCTTTCTTAAAGTCAACTGCATAACTTCAACTTTGCTTTCTAGCTTATCAACCTTTGCACTTTGAGAAACTATCTGCTCTTTAAATGTTGATTTAACATCTATGTATAAGTACGATACCGCTATCAATACCAAGAATAACGTAGCTACAATTGGATTCTTCGCAAATGTTTTGAAGTCCATTACGCTCGTTATTGGGTTTAAATTTTTTACTGCCATTGTAGTATTATTTATCGTCCTTGACCTCTGTACGCTTTCTTATAAAGTTTGCTTGCTTTATTCGTACTTGTTTTATTTTTTGCAGCTACGCCTCTTTTCTTAGGCTTTCTGATATAAGAACTTGTGTTTGTTGCCTTTGCCATTATTTTCTAAGTATAAATTCAGTAATAACTTTTAATGCACCTAATCCAACCAAAGTAACCAACGCATAGAAGTAAGCCTTGTATCTTTTCAACTCAGCTTTTAACTCATATACTTCTTTCTTAACTTCTTTAAAATTACCAATAAGCCCACTTGAATCTTTGTCAATTGGATTGCCGGCTAAAAGAGTATATACATCTTTAAGCATAGCCTTCATCTCAGAAACTTCTGCTTTGATAGACTCTAATTCGTCTGCCATAATATCAAGTCTGCTGTTATCTTGGTGATTCATATTATTAAATTACCAAAGTGCGTTAATTAATGTTGCTGTTGTACCGCTGCCTGAAGCCTTAACTTTTAAAACTTGTACAGGTAAAATTGTTCCAACAGGAACTGCATTGAATGTAATGTCATCTCCTCCAATTGTTGTAACTGCTACGTTGCCTGCTCCTCCTATAAATAAGAAACATCCGTTGTTACCACCACTTGTTTGTGGAGAATCTTGATAGATAACATAGTTTTTTCCTGTCGCAGCAAATATATTTGCATTAAGAACAATAACAGTTGCACTTGTTACTGATACTACAGTTGCAGCAGTTCCATCAGTTGTATTGTAAACAATATCACCAACAGCTACATTTAAGTTTATAAAATTACCTGCTGTATTTACTAATTGATTAGTTACAGCAGAAGTGTTTGTTCCTGTACTAATAACATATGGTGTAGGAACGTCAGCATTATCAGTAGGTATAACTCTTAATGCTCTTGTAAATGTTGTTTTGAAAACTGACATATTTTTTATTTTTTATCTTGATAAGGAAATGCTCTGTTTAAAGCGTCTCTGCGTTCTTTACATCCACAATCTTTGCCTGTTGCTTTCGCTACAGTATCTACTACCTTCTTAATACCGGTAGCAGTTGTAAACTTCTCAATAGTGTCGCCAAGACCTTTGCTTTTGTTTTGTTGTTGTTGCATATTACTTCTTTTTGCCTTTATTAGCTTTAGTAGCCATCTTAGAAAAAACATTAGCACCATACTTGTTACGACCAATTGTAGCTGCGATAGCATTAGCTGATTTCTCACTAACACCTTGTTTCTTTTGAATCTTTTCGCTTAGTTGTTTGAACTTGCTCATAGCTATTATTTCTTTTTTTTAAGTGTTATTGTTTTTGCAGGTTTAGTTACGTTCCCTTTAAGAAACTTCATTGGACCTTCCAATGATTTCTTAGATTCGTACTTTGCTGCTTTTTTTATTACGTTTTTCATATTAATAAGACTTACCTAGTTCAGTACGTTTACCATCAACTTTTCTTACAACTTTATAACCACGATTGTTGACAACTTCTTTTACAACTTTTTTGCTGCCATCTTCGTTAACAGTAGTTCTTTTAGCAACACTTCTGTTTGGTCCTTTTTTTACTTTAACTCCATCTAAAACAGGAACAAATCCTGCCATAGGAGTCGGTGATAATGGATAATCTCTGTTCATAATTTTAATTTTAAATATTTAAAACTCTTCTACCCATACCAACTCTTGACTTCTCAGCTTTTTTAGAGGCAAGTTTAGAAGGACTTATTTCCGATTTTGTTTTCGGTGTCTTTGAAGACACTCTTGTTGTTGGTCTGCAATATTCATTGCTACCACCTGCACCACAGGCTTTACCTGTTTTTGTATCCTGCCACTTCTCTTTCTCCCACCTTTTCAAACTACTGCCTGCCTCAGTCTTTCTCACCACACCTGAACCCTTGCGACACTTAGCTATTGCTTGTGATGCACGAGCAGATGGGAATACATCATACGATGCTTTGACTTTTTTATAGCAAGCGTCTTTCATTAGTATTTTCCTCTACGACCTTTTGGATTAGAAGTGGTTGAACCTCCGGGTCCTGCCCATAGGTTCTTACACGCCCAATACCTTGGGGTCAGTTTATCTGTAGCTGTATCGCAACTATGTCTTGCTTTAAAACTTTTACGAGCAGCAGCAGAGTAATTATTACCATAGCCTTTGGCTCCGAAGTGGAGGAGTTTCTCCTCCCCTCCGGAACAGGCTTTAACCATCTTCTTCTTGCCCGGTCTATCCGAAGCAGTAGGACGGTTACATTGCATTTTTGACTTGTCTGCCATATCTTAACAGTTTCTAATTCTGTATGCTACGCAAACAGAAATTAGTTTCTAAAGTCACGCTTTGTGTGACCCGGAGTTGTTACAATATCTTTTTCTTTTAATTCAGGAACTGCATATGGGTCTTTAGGAGCAACAGCTTTCTTTACTTCAGCAGCTACTTCTTCAGATACCACAACATCTTCTTGAATTACTTCTTCAATTAATTTTGACTTTGCCATTGTTTTTTATTTTGCTTTTTTAACTAATTTCTTAGCTACACCTGCAGCTTTAACAGCAACTTTAGCACCTTTAGAAGGAACGCCTTTAGACATTGCTAATGGTTTTGCTTTTAATGCATTCTTGATTTGTGGACCACCACCTGAAGGAGGTTGTAACTTAGAAGATGCAGGAAGATTTGGAACTGACTTTTTCATTTTTTTGTTTTTTTAAAATTATAAATTAATTTATTTACGACCATAAATATTTGCCATAGCTGTGCTGTCAAGCCACTTGTATCCTTTCTCAGGATTAGCTTTCTCAGCAGCATCATATGCTTTACTATATTTTTTTTGAAACGATGCACCTTCACGTGCACTTTGTTATCTTCACGCATTCCTTCACTTGTAGTTGCAGCGCAAGATTTACCCGGTGCACATTTTGGATTGCCTAATTGTTTCGTTGCCATTTTATTATTTTTTAAATTGGTTTCCTAATGAACTGTTTAATGTTTGCAAAGATGTTCTACCTGCAGTAGCTACTCTACGCTCCTTGTTTCTACCAATTCTATCACGAACTCTTTCTCTACCACGTTGCATAGATTGCACACGTTCAGCTTGGTCGTTTCTAAAGTTAAGACTATCTAAAGTCTCTCTTATAGACTCAATATCTTCAGCGTTACTTGGTTGTGGTTTCTTTTTTGCCATAATAAAATTATAACTTTGCCATACAAATGTAATAAAATTAAATCAAATGAAAACACCACCAAATGATTACCTAAAATTTTGGAGGGTAGTTAGGTACTACATCAAATCAAAATACGGTTTGGGGCAATCTGACCTCGATATTTTACTGTTCCTTTACTCGGAAGGATACTTCGGTCAGGAAAAATTCTTGGAGTTTAACGAGACCGTAAGTTGGGAAGTAGGTCGTTTCCATAAGCTGAAGCGCCAAGGATGGATAGAAATTTTTCGCAAGAGAAAAGGTAAAGAGAAGACCCTGTATGACCTGTCATACAAATCCAAAAGGATAATTGGGTCTATCTATAAAATACTAAACGGGGAAGAAATCCCCGTTAGTACTGCTGCAAACCCATTGTTTGCTAAGAATGTGTCCTACAGTGACAAGGTTTACCGGAATGCTATCATCCAAATGAACGCTTATCAAAGAGAGAATAAGTATCGTAAGCCTGAAGCTGAGGATTAGACCACAACCACAACGTCACGTTCTGAGATGACAGTGTATTGCGCATCATCAATCAGCATTGTGAAGCTGTGAGCCTTGTCATAGTACAACTCATCACCCTGCTCAATTGCTTCAACGTCAGTGCCTGCTGCAATAACAGAAGCCTTCTTGTATCTAAGCTGATTGGTATCCTCGCCTGACAATATCAGACCACTTTCCGTAGTCACGGTCTCGTGTATGTCTTTGACTACAATGTATTTACCTATTGGTTTCATTTATTTTGAATTAATATATTCCAAATATTATTTGATAATTCTAAATTTAATCCAAAGTCATTTATTATTTTGACCCCAAATCCACTTTTGGTAATTTGGGGATTGCCTAATATTACTAACCCATTATTAAATTTTATCATAATCTTTCTATTGTTGCTCGTAGCTACGAGCCATTGTGATAATTGCGTTTGTACTTAGGATGGTTACAGCTACACTGATTGCGTTTTGAAGCGCACTGCGTGTCACCTTTAACGGGTCAATTACACCCATCTGCACCAAGTCACCCATCTGACCGGTCTTTAGGTTGTATCCGTGACCAACAGGCGTACCTTCTTTGTACACATCACTTGGTTTCAATCCTGCGTTAGCCAAGATTTGTTGGAATGGAGCCATAAGAGCGTTGCGAACAATGTTAACTGCTGCCTCATACTCACGACTTGTGCCTAACATTTCAATCTCAGCACTCTCATCAAGTAACGCTTTGCCGGCACCCGGTAAAATACCCTCCTCAAGTGCGGAACGTACTGCACAAACTGCATCATCAACTCTATCATACAACTCTTTTTGCTCAAGGTCAGTCTGACCACCTACGAATATTACACCAATGCCACCTGTAAGTGACGCTATTCTCTCCAATAAGAAGTCTTTGTCCGCTTTTTTAGTCGCTTGACTATGTGCCTCCCACAATTGAGCCACTCTTTCATCAATTGCTGCTTGGTCAGCCTTGGCTGCACTGCGAATAATCACAGTTTTGTCCTTGCTCACAATAACTTTCCCTGCGTGACCTAAGTCTCCGTAGTTGATATGGCTCAAATCATCACCCGTCTTCTCACTATAGTAGGTTGCTCCTACACTAATCGCAATATCTTGCATCAACTCGTGCTGCTTGTAGCCAAAATTAGGCGGAGGCACAGCCACCACTTTCAAATTCCCCTTCACTGTGTTCGCTGCAAGCGTGTTAACCACGTTTGTATTACACGGAGAAATGATAAGTAGCTTCTTTCCCTCACTAATGATTGGCTTCAACACGTTTTCAATCTGCAGGATGTTAGCTATCTCCATATCAGCTACCAATACCATCACATCCTCAAACACACACTCGTCCTTTTTCACGTCATTGATAAACATCGGACTCAAATACCCCCTGTCAAACTTCAATCCCTTGGTCGTCTCAGCATATGTGTCTGCCGTTTGGCTTCTCTCCACTGTAACAATACCGGTCTTACCTACGTCTTTATACACCTCAGCAATAATGCGACCAATCTCTCTGTCATTGTTGGCACTTATTGATGCCACATCCAATAACATCGTGCTGCTCACTTTCTTTGCCTTACGTCTTAACTTGTCCACCACCTTGTTACTAATGTCCACCATATGTCTCAGCACCTCAGTCCTGTTCATATCCTCTTTGATATGCTCAAGTCCACCAAGTACCAATCCTTCAGTCAAGACAATCGCTGTGGTTGTACCATCACCGGCAGCGGTAGCTGTCTTGTCTGCCGCTTCTTTCATCATCTTAACCGCAAGGTTCTCGCTTGGGTCAATGAGGTCAATTGACTTGGCAACTGTTACACCATCTTTGGTAACTGTAATGCCGTGTGTGTGATGTGGACTCTCAATGAGTACAGTGTTACCACTTGGTCCAAGCGTTGACTTAACAGCCTTAGACATCTTTACTACACCACTGATAAGTTTCTTTCTGCCGTCCGAACCGAACTGCAAATCCTTGGGTGAATACCCAACTCCTGACGTTTCTACCATTTTATTTAAAATTTTAATGTTAAAGACTTTACAACCATCATCTGTGCTTTTAAAATATCTGTAATAGCAGCAGAAAATATAGAATGCTCAATAAATAAACCTTCAATATCTTTTTGCCTATTATCATATAACAAGTCTGCTAACTCAGCACATAGTTCTTTTGCTCTTTGAACTTTAGGGTCTCCACTTGGATTAAAGGTTATACCTACTAATTGCTGACCAAAAGTTGGCTCCCAAGGCATTTCATTACTCATTTGATTTAATTTAATTGTTAATCAATATTGATGTACAAATATAGTCAACCTTCGGTATATTAACCATTATTTTTAAAAATTATTTATTCCAATTAATAGATTATACCCGTAAGGGTAGGGAGATTACACTTCGATTATTAAAACGCAAGCGTTCTAATGTCGGAATTTAAAATCTTGATGTCGATTTATGCCAAGTATATGTTGGTTTGTCAAAACTCGACATTCGCTCAAACGCAATAGTATCAAGGGTTTAGCTGAGTTTACGACACTGTTGTGCCGTAAATGCTCTTTAAAATCGACATTTTCGACATTAAAGAAATAAAGTATTAATAATCAATAAGTTAGAAAAATCAAGTCGACATAAAAACGACATAAATTAATGACAATAATGTCGAATTTAACATAGGTAGGTACAAAAAGAAAGAGAGCTCAATATTGAGCCCTCCTCTAAACAACATTTAACCTCAAAATAACTTAGTCCATCTCAGGTCCTTCCATCATCTCTGAACGGATATTACCCAAGTAAACAGCCTCAGACATCATCTGAACCTTCTCAGCTTTCTTAATTACCTTCTTTACCTCGGCAGCCTGTTGGATACCGGTCTGACCATCAGGACGATTGTTGATTAGCATACCACCATTCACAGTCAAACCAAAATTGGCTCCACTCTGCTGATAGATGCTATTACTCAAATCCTTCTTGTAAATCGAGTCTTTGAATTTTAGTTTCATAATAATTTGTTTTAAAACGTTTTTAGAAATATTTCAGAGTAAAGATAAAAAAATTTTCAGATAGTAGTAGTGTTTGGGTTATAGGGGCATTTGGCGCAGCCGACCCGAAAACGAAAGTCATTTTTTTTTGAGGGGGTGGGGGTGCGTTTTCAAAATCCCCTGCCGGATTTTTTAGCTTTTCCGTAGCGTGCCTATGTAGTAGCAGAGGCGCTAACCATTGCGCCTCCGCTCCCGTTCCTGTGGCGCTCGTGCCTCCTCCCTGCCATCCCTCCTCCTGTCTCCGCTCCTCCTCCCTGCCTCCTCCTGTGTCTTTGAAGACACTGCACAAGGTTGCAGAAGAGAGGTAACCCCATCCCCATCTTTTGACCTGTAAATATTCCGCTCACAAAAAATAGTTATCCACATTTTTAAAATAATTGTTTTTTATATCAAAGTATTGTACTAATATTGTACAGGCATTGCACTAGCAATGTACAACAATTAACCTAAATCATTAAAAATCAATCAGTTATGAGCAATTTGCTAAACATCGAGCAGGCTTTCCTAAACCTACCTGCAGTAAAACAAGGTTTGAATCTTACAGAAATTCGCAGCGTGCAAAGAACCATCACGAACGCAAAGAAGAAAAAATTTGAACAAACATTGGCGCTGTCCAAATTGGTTACCTCTGCTGTTGATTGGTTTGCCTCTGAAGAGGGCAGAAGCCTAATGAACGAAGAGGGCATCACTTGGAGCAATGAGGAAATCGGGCAGAAAGTTTTCGGATGGCAAAAGTCTTTTTTCTACAAGGTTGTAAAGGCAGGCAGACTACAGGAGGAAACCATTGCCACGTTCAAAACCAAATGTGAAGAGGCAGAGGCACAAGGTCAAGAGCCTAACAGGTCATTAGAGGGATTATTGAAATTCGCTAAGCAGATGGAAACAACAGGCGCAGGCAGTGGAGAAACAGGCGAAGGCAGTGGAGAAGGCGAAGCAGAAGGCGAAGGCGAAGGCACAGGCGCACAGGTAGAAACAAGAGCGGAAACCATCTTTTCCTTTACCTACAAAAATACAGACGGCAAAAAAGTGTCACTAAAAATTGATGCAAACGGAAACATCAAAACCAATGGCACGAGCGGTGAAGTAGCGGAGGCAGTAGCTTTTTTAAATTCTCAATTTTAACCCTGTGTCTTCAAAGACACTATAAAACCACATCAAAATGAATACAGGAATCGTTTACACAACCACAGGAGACAGCATGAGAGGTTCAGTGACAAGATACCATCACAAACCCGCTCCGCTAATGTTACACAAGAGCAAAAGCAATATCGACATCGCAGGTCTTAAAAAGACACAGCAAAGGGACGTTATCAAATTTGACGGGATGGAATACAGCGCCAAATTTACCATCGGAATGGAGGTTGAAAAAAACACATTGCACAGAGGCGCAGTACGTGAATATGAATTGTTTTGCGGTTTTGAGCGTGACGGAAGCTGTGGCGAGCATCCGGGCGTGGATGGGTATGAGGCAGTGACTCACATTTTACCCCTATTGCCTGCAGGAATGTGGCGCACGAAGGTTTTTGATATGATGCACAAGGCAGAGAAAATCATCGATGACAAGTTCAGCCCATCCGCTCAAAATTGCGGAGGTCACATAACCTTAGGCGTGGAGGGAATGACAGGCAATGAGATTAGATTGGAGGTTCGTAATTATGCCGGCATCATCTATGCCCTGTTTAGAAATAGGCTAAAAAATAGCTATTGCAACAAAAATAAGAGGATGGTAACAGAGGATGAGGCAAGGCGTTTAGGTCGCTATGATTGGCACTACAAATATCAGGTTGCGCTCGTGAAAGAAAATTGCCTTGAGTTCAGGTTGCCGTCTCGCTTTGAGTCAGTAAAGCAGATGATGAGGCGTTACGAGTTAATGTATGAGGTTGTGAATTTCGCAGTGAATAAGAAGGGCAAATTTGACTCGATGATTAAAATCGTAACGCCAATTTTAAAATCTATGTACAATGGGAATGAGGACAAAGTGAATGAAGTAATAAGATTGTCGAAGCTATTTCAAAAATATATCCTTACAGGAGAGGTTCACCAAGACATCCTCAAATGGATTGAGAATTGACACAGGGAGGGCAAATTGCCCTCCTGCTGTCGCAGAGTGTTTGCTCTGCCTGATGAGTTCAAAAGAACGAAACAGCATTTAAAACCGGAGGTTTGAAACCCTCCACAAAACCAAATAAAATGACATTTAAAAACGTTCAAGAGCATTACTATTTTGATTTTAGTAAAGTGTGGGATTGCTACCTGACAGAATCAAAAATTAAATTTTCTAAAATTGAGGACAACCTGATGTGCGTTAAACTTGACCCTGTAAACCACGAGGCAGAGTTCAAAGCATTGCTAGAAGGTTACGATAAATGGGTTGAAAACAACAAATATGATAGGTCAGTTTTCCCGAATGCAAAAGGGTCGATGTATCACAGATTCTAAAAAGAGCCTGTGTCTTCAAAGACACAGCCTGTCGCAAGGTGTTTGCCTTGCCTGATGAGTCTAACAGGACGAAACAGGAAACCATTTAAATCAAATCAAATGAGACAAGATGTTTTATTTACTATGAAAGTGCAGGGAGTATTCAGACAGGAAGGATTTATTCCTGATGAGACAGCGCCTGTGTCAACCATCACAAAATTTTCAGATGGAACGTGGACTTTAAAAATTGGCAGAATAACTATCAAAGATAGATTCAGCCGAGGTCACGAATTTATTTCAAAATCATTAAAGGACGTTTTAGGCGTTCAATTGTAAACCAATAAAATCAAATCAAATGGGCACACACATCACAATTTTAGAGGCTTTAGTTATTAGCCTGTCAGTCATCGTTTTATACGTGTTTGTTAAAACTTTAATTCAACATTGGAGAGATGAAATCTCTTCAAATTCAAAAAACTAAAATCAAATCAAAATGACAAAGGAACAAATGACAACCGAACAACAAAGAAACGAAACCATTCAAGATGTAATCGACAGGCTATTATATCTACCGGAGGACAAATTAAAGGAGTATAAGTACTACCTCAATGTCTTGGTGGATGTGTATCCCATCGATATGAAAATCGAGAACGGCATCAGAATCTATCACGTATCAAAAAGAAAGTAAGATGACAAGAGCAAATGATGTATGGGAGTGCTCAGGATGTGGGTGCTCCCAAGGTCACCACGATATGTGGTTTGACGAAAATCTATGTGAGCGTTGCAATGAGAACTTAGTCCCTTGCAGGGGCTGTGGTACTAAGGCAAACGTTAGCGAAGAGAGTGACGCCTATGGGTACAGCACAGGGCATTGGTGTGGAGATTGTTACGAGAGTGACAAGTATCCGTACAGGAAGGATAGGTACTTCGATGAGTCCTATGCAGGTGAAAGGTTGGAAGATGATTATTAATTTTTAAATCAAGTCAATATGGAAAGTCAACATTATTTCAAAGTATTCTATGGACAGGTATGCGTATGGTCAGTAGTCGCCCACACAAAGTGGGAGGCTGTTGACAAGGCGTACTACAAATTCATTGTGGACAGACCCCATTTAGAGCGAACAAAATTCAGGGCAAAGAAAGTTTATTAAAAAATAAATTTGGATATGTCTAATTTATGTCGTATCTTCGTTCAATATCAGTTCAATAATCGGGTTCTGTGTCTTCAAAGACACTGCCCACAAATCAAATCAGTATGTGCGTTATCATTATCAAGCAAAAGGGACGAGTTGTCCCGAAAGAAGTTGCTAAGACATCAGCGAGAATAAACCCTCACGGACTTGGCGTTATTTGGTTGGATACTTTTGAGGTATCTTACCACAAATCTACAGAGTACAAAGTACTTTACACAGACAGACCTTACATTGCGCATTTCAGGTATGCTACCATTGGCGCTATCAACAAAGAGAACACGCACCCATTCAGATGCGGCAGCAACAAACAGGAGTGGCTTATGATGAACGGGACTATCCGTACATTAGGCACAGCAAAGAAAAGTGACTCACGCCATTTGGCAGAGAACCTCGGAGAAATTCCACGTCACAAGTGGAAAAGTCATCTTGAGCAGTTTGATTGCAGATTCGTGACCATCAATACATTCAGCCGGACATTTCAAATTTACAACAGAGAATTGTGGACACACAGGGATGGCGTTTGGTACAGCAAAGACAATGTCTTTGAAGACCATTTGATTGCTGTATATGGCACGCTAAAAAAAGGTTACAGCAATTACAACCGTTACCTTACTACCTCAAAATTTTTAGGCAGTGGCGAGACAAAAGACAAGTATCCATTAGTGATTAAAGGATTGCCCTATCTGATTGAGGACAAAGGCACAGGGCACAATGTCGATGTCGATGTATTCAAAGTAAGTAATTACACGCTTACGCAGTTGGACGCATTGGAGGGACATCCTGTTTGGTACAGGAGGAAACTAATTCAGGTTATGCTCAAAGGTAAGAGCGTTACCTGTTGGATATATTTCAACAGCAAGCAGAGTGGCAAAGGCGAGGAGCACCATAAGACATACGAGCAGTATTCAAACAAACTTGCTTGGTATGATGAGCAGGACGAATTGGAGAGTGAAGAGTTTATTCCTGCGAGCAGTGGCGTTCAGTTAAACCTGCTTGACATATTGGATGATGATTGCGATGATTGTGACTTCGACATCGAGAATGAGAAGCCGTTTTGTGTAAATTGCTTCCACGATTTAGAGCACGATATGTTTGCGAACTACCATTGTAGTGGTTGCGATGAGTGGTTCACTGAGACTGAGGTTCTACGATTCCGACCTTAGTCTTGGCTCAGGGTGGTGTCTTCAAAGACACTGCCCTCCGTATCGGGATGAGTTGTCCCGACTGATGATTCTAAAAGGATGAAACGGAAATTTTATTAAATTTAATTGGCTATGAATCAAATTGTTTTATTCGTATCCTGCTTCTTTAGTGCAATGGCAGGTATGGTATTAGGTTCTTATTGCACATACAAATTCTTAAAAGTAATTGTGAGACGCAAAGTCGCACACATTTTAAAACAAAAAAATCAAGACAAATGAACATCTTCAGAATCAAAACATCAGCGTGGGACGAGGAGAGTTTTATACTCGGAACGCAATTAAACGAAAAGCAAATCCGTTCAGTCATTCAACCAATGATTGATGAGGAGCGGGAGAGTGACTTTGTATTCAGCAATGACGACTACGTGCAGGCACTACGAGAAGCCTATCCTAAATCCGTAATACTTACAGACAATGGAGACACAGATGAAATCATTTTTTAAAACATTATACGGGGTGTGCTACCTGCTTGTGCAGGTGGTATGGTTCTTCGTTATATCGCTGCCGGCAGCTATTGTGCTGCTTGTGGTTGTAGAAATAGTAAGTTTTAGTAAACCATTAATCAAAACCATATGTCAAAAAATCACTACGAGATGAGCGCAATTGCCTCCGCCAATCTTGAAATCGACTACCTACGAGGTCAGTTAATTGAGGCAAAAAACAAATTAAAAGACGTACTTGAGGCACGGGCACTGCTCCGGAAGAAAGGCTACTTTGTAGAAAATCTTTGGATGACAGATGACGTGACAGAGAACTACGAATGCACACAGGAACAGGCACAGCAGGTTCTTGATATGGCACTTACAAACACAGCAACCATCGAGCAAATATGGAATGCCATTGACGATGCGTGCGACACATTAGAAATCAAATCAATTCAAAATCAAGATTAATATGGAAATCAAAATCATTCAAGGAGTAAGCAGAGAAGTCTTAGAAGACATTTTTGTAACAGCATTAGAAGGTGGCAGTAACTATTGGTATTACCTACCTGACGATTCAGTAGCAGCAATCAGGAAGGCAGTGCCTAAGAGCGAAGACCCATACCTGAGCACAGCAATAGTAAAGGCTATCTTAGACCACGATGTGAAAGTACCAATCAATGACGCAATGGACGAAGATGAGGTAGTTGGTATTATTACACGTGGAACATTGCAAGCACGTCTTCAGTTGCTATCAGATAGTGATGAGAGGTGGGCGTTGGAGAGACATATGCGTCAGGAAGGCGATGCCGGTTCAGCAGATGTAGTATTTCAATATCTAACTATGGGGGAGGTTATTTATGGATAATCAAGAAAAAAAAGACAGAGTCGTTGAGAATGTCATTTCAAAATTCAGCAGTCGCTCAGATGTGGGCGTTAAGAAATACGGGACGACACTTGAGGAGAATGAACTGACGCTAATTCAATGGCTAAACCATCTTCAAGAAGAGTTGATGGATGCCACGCTCTACGTTCAGAAGTTAAAGCAGGAGTTGGAATCAAATCCTAAGTTTCCGGATGGTCACATCATCACGAAAGAATCTTGGGACAGCGCAGACAAAATCACTCACGATGGTTTTGTGTATGTAAAATATTCAGACCTTGTTTTTTACAAATAATTGTACTATATTTGTACGGAATTTAATCTAATTAACGCCCACTTCGGTGGGCACAAATCAAATCCTATGGCTATTACAACAGAAGAAAGAGCGAGAATTATTGATTCAGGTAGGTTCACCGCACGAGATTCATTTCTTAAAAACAATCCTGCCGAAATCCTACACAAAGACTGCACAGACGTTGTACACTACTATGATGGTAGTTACATCCAATTGCTAAAGACCGGAGAGTTTTACATATCAGAAGACTTATCAAGCAAGTCACTCGATGAGGCAGAGTCTATGCTAATTGATAAAAAAGAAAAAAATTAATGAACAATGTTTGAACAAATTCACTATATTTGTTCCCCTAATTAAATCAGGTATATGAAGCAAGATGTTTTTAATCAGTATGTCGAAAGGGTCGCAGACCTATTCAGCATCAGCAAGGAGGATATATTCTCCAAATCAAAGAAGAGAGAGTTCGTAGATGCTCGGCACTTGGTGTATTATTTATGCGCAAAGAGACCTATGCAAATCACATACATACAGAAGTTTATGAATGAAGCGGGCTATGACATCAAGCACTCATCAATCATTCACGGAATCGCTGCGGTTGAGCAGAGAATCACACACGATAAAGACTATGTCTCTATTGTGAAGGATATGGAGAGAGCAGTTTTTATTTAATCAAATCAATCAATCATAATCAAATCAAATCAAATGGAAAACAAAAAGACAGTTTTCGAGAGGCTATCCGCCATCAATGTGAACGAGCACGTTGAGAAGAAAGACAACCTAACTTATTTATCTTGGGCGTGGGCGTGGTCAGAAACTAAAAGAGCCTGCCCTGATGCTACCTACAAAATCTTAGAGACTGAGTATGACGATGCTCTTGGATTTATGTGCCACACTACCGTAACCATCGAAGGCGAAACGCTTGAGATGTGGTTGCCTGTAATGGATGGCAAGAACAAGTCAATGAAGAAGACCGAGTATAGCTATAGCACACGCTTTGGCGACAAGAAGGTTGAGGCTGCGACTACGTTCGACATCAACAAAACCATTATGCGTTGCTTGGTTAAGAACCTCGCAATGTTTGGATTAGGGATTTATATTTATGCAGGAGAGGATTTACCGGAAGGAGAATCAGTAGCAAAAGCTGAGCCTGTTAGGAAGACAGCGCCTGCTGTTGGGGATGATGTATTGCCTGACTTAAAGAAAGGTACAGCGAATTGGGATGCAGTAGTCAAATACGTAACAGACAACAAGTCTTTGGGTATTGATAAGATTGGCGCTCAAATCACTCGTAAGTACAGCATTAGTCCTGCATTGAAGAAAGAAATCGCTAATCTAATCAACCAATAATAATGGAAGAGAACAAATCAGAATTGCTCACGCTCCTGCGTGATGACAACCAATACTACAATGGTATTGGAAGGAACTACCTATCTAATTCAGACATTGGAGTTCTATTAAACAATCCTCAAGACTTCGGCAAGACCCGTGAAGACAACAAGGCGTTTATGGATGGCAGATACTTCCATCAGCTAATCTTGGAGCCTGAAAAGGCGAAGTCTATGCCATTCGTTGATGTCAGCACACGTACAACCAAAGAGTACAAAGCATTCTGCGAGGATAACAATCTTCCATTCTGTATGCTAAAGAAGGAGCAGGATGAGATTCAGAATCTTGTATCCATCATAAAAGGCAACATTGCGTTCTACGATGAGATTTACAAAGCCGGTAATCAGTATGAGACCCCGGCAGTTGCAGATATTCAAGGAATGATGTGGAAGGGTAAGGCAGATATTGTGACAGATAATTCAGTGATTGACCTAAAGACTACATCAGACATCCATAAGTTTAAGTATTCAGCCAAAGCATATAACTACGATAGTCAGTGCTATATCTATCAGGAGTTGTTTGGTAAGCCGTTGGTATTCTACGTAATCGACAAGGGCACAGGAGTACTTGGTATCTTTAGACCAACAGAAGACTTTGTAAAGGGTGGCGAGGCTAAAGTTGGCAGAGCAATTGAGGTATACCAAAAGTACTTTAGTTCTAAGCCATCAGATGACATCGCAAACTATTACATTGACGAGTACTTGTTATAAATTATTTTTGCTCCCCCCGAAGCAAGTGTCTTCAAAGACACAGGAAGTCAGGAAGTCGTTATGGTAGACGAAAGCTGAGATTAAATACCTCAGTCTCCGAATTGTAGGTTCGAATCCTACCCTGACTACACTAATCATTAGCTTAGCCTCAGAGGTTGATGGTTGGTTAAAACAGACTGAGGCAACAAATAAATTCAAGAACAATGGCACAAGACGAAAAAATCTTTGCAGACGGATTCTCATTCAAGAGAAACGAAAAAGCACCCGACTTTGTAGTAGGTCGCTTATCAATGAAATCAGATGATGCAGTTGCATTCATCAGACAGCACGAGAAGAATGGTTGGGTAAACCTCAACATCAAGACTGCTCGTAGCGGGAACTACTACGTTGAGTTAGACACTTACGAGCCTGCTCAAAACGGAATGAAAGCAGAAGCACCACAGGAAGCTAAACCAAAGGGGGATGGGACAAAAGCAGTTGAACCTGAGCCTGAGGAGGATGAACTTCCGTTCTAATCTATTCACCCAACAAAGAAACGGGGAAGGTAATACTTCCCCTTTTTTTACCTCTGTACCGTGACGAAAATGACAATTAATTTCCTATACTTCTTATATATATAATTACTATTCTTCTTTATTTTTTTAATTATAATCTAAGATAAAAATTGACATTATTGACATTAGTACTGATTATCAGAGAGTTAGTAGAATAAAAACGACATTAAACCGACATAAAACCGACATAGTATGACACATAACGTAACTATATTCAAAAGTATTAAGGATACTGATACGCCATTCTTCAGAGATGTGCGTGTAATCCTTGATAGAATAAAGGACGGAGCAGGAACGACCAAGGAGTTGGTTAAGAAAATCCGATTAGAAAAACGTAAGCCTGAGAGACAGGAACTAAAGAAGCAATTGCCTGCCATTTGCTTCAGTGGTACGTTTAACAAGAGAACTGATGCGTCATTACTTGAGCATTCAGGAATCATTTGCTTAGACTTCGATGGGTATCCAAAGCAAAAGGAATTACTACAGGACAAAGAGAACCTGTCAAAAAACAAATATGTATTCTCAGTATTCATTTCCCCTTCGGGAAATGGCTTAAAAGTATTAGTTAAGATACCGGCAGATGCAGAGAACCATACAAACTACTTTAATAGCTTAGAAAAGTACTTTAATAACCCTTATTTTGATAAAACGAGCAAGAACCTCAGCCGAGTATGTTACGACTCGTATGACCCCTTAATTTACGTAAATGAGAACAGTAGTATTTGGGACACGATTGAAGAGCCTGAGTACACTGAGGTAAGTCGTACAAGAGACCAAGCTACCATCCCTATCACAGATGAGAATAAGATTGTGGAGATACTTGTTAAATGGTGGGAAAAGAAATATCCAATGAGCGAAGGGCAGCGTAATCAAAACGCATACGTTCTTGCAATGGCGTTCAATGACTTTGGAATCAACAAGAGCCTTGCATCATACGTACTAAACCAATTCGCTACGGATGACTTTAGCATCAGGGAGATTGGCACAACCATTGACTCTGCCTACCGGCACACAGCTAACTTCGGGACTAAGTACTACGAGGATGAGGAGAGAGTTAATTCAATCAAAGCAAAGTTGAGGAGAGGTGTATCAAAAAAAGAGATTCGCATCCAATTGCAAGACTCCAATTTGGACAGCGATACTATCGATTCGGTGCTTAATAAGGTTGAGGAGGAAAATGCTAAGCAAACCTTTTGGGACAGAAACGAGCGTGGGGTCATCAAGATAGTTCATATTCAGTTCAAGCAGTTCTTAGAAGACAACGGTTTCTATAAGTATTGTCCTGAGGGTGGAAAGAACTACATCTTTGTAAAAGTAACAAACAACCTAATAGACCATACATCAGAGAAAGAAATTAAAGACTTCGTTCTTGCGCATCTATTGGAGTTGGATGACATCGGGGTGTACAATTACTTCGCTGACAACACGAGATTTTTTAAGGAAGAGTTCTTGTCTATGCTATCGACAATTGAGATATACTTCATTGCTGACAGCAAAGATGCATCTTATCTGTACTACAAGAACTGCGCAGTAAAGATTAGCAAAGAAGGTATAAGTACGCTTGACTATTTGGACTTGGGCGGTTACGTGTGGAAAGACCACGTGATTGACAGGAACTTTAATATGTGCAGCGTGACCGATAGGTGTGACTTCAAAAAGTTTGTGAGCAATATCAACGGTGGAGATGAGGCGAGAGTTAAATCAATGGAGAGCACGATTGGATTCTTACTTCACGGATACAAGAACCTATCATTCTGTCCTGCTGTGATTCTGAACGATGAGGTTATTAGTGACAATCCGGAGGGTGGAACAGGTAAGGGACTATTGATGAGCGCACTGAGTAAGATGAAAAAGTTAGTTGTGATTGATGGTAAGTCATTTGCCTTCGAGCGTAGCTTCGCTTATCAGTTGGTGTCAGCAGACACGCAGATACTTTGCTTCGATGATGTGCGTAAGCACTTTGACTTTGAGCGTTTGTTTAGCGTAGTGACTGAGGGTTTGACACTTGAGAAGAAGAACAAGGATGCGATTAAGATTCCATTCAGCCGTTCACCAAAGATTGCCATAACGACAAACTATGCCATCAAAGGTGCAGGTAATTCATTTGCCCGAAGGAAGTGGGAGTTGGAGTTACATCAGTACTACAACAAGAGTTTTACTCCGCTTGATGAGTTCGGCAAGTTGATGTTTGGCGATTGGAATGATGATGATTGGTGTGAGTTCGATAACTATATGATTGGGTGTTTGATGAATTACCTGAGAACCGGACTTGTTAAATCTAAATTCGTAAACCTAAAGATTCGTCAGCTATCAGCAGAAACTTGCCACGAGTTTATTGAATGGTGTGGACTTGTAGATAGCAACGAGCGTAACGTAATGCTTCAGGTTGGAGTAAGACTTTACAAGAACGAGTTGTATTCTAACTTCATTGATGAGTATCCTGACTATGGACCGAGAGGTAGAATGACAATCAGCCGTACTAAGTTCTACAAGTGGTTGATAGCTTACGCTATCTACAAAGAAGGGACAATGCCACAGGAGGATAGAGACCAACAGGGTAGATGGATTATCATTAACAAGAAACAGGATAGTGAATATCAAAACCAATTAAACTTAGACTAATATGAAAACAGCAATGCAAGAATTAATTGATTGGCTTGATGTTAAAATTGAAATATTAGAAAATGAATATTCAATGTCTATTGCATCAGGTATAAGAGCTGCAAAAATGGAAGCTGAAAACTTACTTGAAAAAGAAAAAGAGCAGATACTTAACTTTTATATGTGGATGAGGATGAATGAAAACACAGAAAAATATCTTGATTATTCAGATGAAGATATGTTTAAGGAATATTTAAACCAAGACAAATGACACAGGAGCAAAGAATACACATAGGGATGATTAATTCATTCAACCTGATTACAGAGCGAAACACATTGGAAGAGATTGCCTCCTCTGATATAAGTCTCTTTGCGCATCTACCTGATGAGGAGATACCACTTGAGTTGATTCAGTTGATGATGACTTACTTCCAATCGTTTGAGATGTTTGAGCATTGCGCAGACCTGATGGAGTACATTGCTCTGAACTTTAATGATGATGGTACACGAATCATTGATGACTGCGTTTGCCCTCAACCTCTCATTGAAGAGTACAGTAAGAGAATGTATTGCGGAATATGTGAAAAAAAATTACGCATATGATAGAAAGATTAGCAGGTCAGGACAACAAATCAATGTTGGAGTACTGCGAGTCTTTGAAGAGAATCATACTTCAAACCAAAGAAGTAAAGACGGGACGAGGTAAGGCTATCGAGATTCGCAGGGTACTAAAATATAATACAGAAAAAGAAGTTATAGAAAGAATCGTAACGAGTTGCGAGTATTACAAAAATTTATACGAGATGGAAAACAAATTCAAATTCAGGGACTATCAGGTTGATATAATCAACCGAGCGGTTGACATCCTGCGGCAGCATCGTTTCCTGTATCTTGCAATGGAGGTGCGTACAGGTAAAACGCTTACGAGCCTTGGGATAGCGAAACTTTGCAATGCTGAAAATGTATTGTTTGTAACCAAAAAGAAAGCCATATCATCTATTGAATCAGATTACGCAACGCTCAATCCGGGATATAAGATAGAGGTCATCAACTACGAAAGCCTGCATCTTGTTTCCGATAAAGCAAAATGGGATTTGATAATTTGCGATGAGGCACATAGTATGGGAGCGTTTCCCAAGCCAAGTGGCAGAGCCGTATTGGTAAAGCAAGTCATAGGTAAATACAATCCATTGGTTATACTTTTATCAGGAACGCCAACGCCTGAGTCCTACTCACAGATGTACCATCAGGTGTATGGTATACCAACGAGTCCATTCAGCCATCACAAAAGTTTCTACAGATTCTGCGATGAGTATGTCAACGTAAAGCAAAAGAAGATAAATGGGTTGATGATGAACGACTATAGCGGAGGCACAGATAAGATACTTAAAGAGATGGAGAAGTATACCATAAGCTACACGCAGCAGGAGGCAGGTTTCTTATCAAAGACTGACGAAGAGGTTCTGCAGGTTGAGATGAGCGAGTTGACTTATAAGTTAATTCAGAAACTAAAGAGAGACCTTGTGGTTGAAGGTAAGAGCCAAACCATATTAGCAGACACGCCTGTGAAGTTGATGTCAAAGATTCATCAATTGTGCTCAGGGACTATTAAGTTTGAGAATGGTGAGTCAATGGTGATTGACCTAAGCAAAGCAGAGTTTATCAAACAGCAGTTTGAGGGATGCAAGATTGGAATCTTCTACAAGTTCAAAGAAGAGTTGAATGCACTCAAGCAGGTTTTTGGTGACGAGTTGACCACTGAACTTGGTGTCTTTGAAGACACTCATAAGAACATCGCTCTTCAGATTGTATCAGGCAGAGAAGGAATCTCTTTGAAGCAAGCTGAGTACTTGGTGTTCTACAACATTGACTTTAGTGCAACGAGTTATTGGCAGTCAAAAGACCGTATGACCACAAAGGAACGCCTTGAGAATAAAGTATATTGGATATTCTCTAAGGGTGGTATTGAATACGACATCTACAAGGCTGTTACAAAGAAGAAAGACTATACCGTTAACCATTTTAAAAAAGATTTTTATGACAACGACTGATTCAAATGTATTAAACATCAATATCCCAAACCTTAAACTGAAAGTAAGAAGGAGTTGGCTTACCAAAAAAGAAAGCGACAGTTTAACGTTTGACAACTGCTACGCCTTTGCAATACAAAGCATAGCCGGAAAGATACTTACGTTTCACATTATGACTGACTACGGAATGCTTCGCAGTAGAGTACCTATCTCAGAGTTGTTTTACGAAGAGCCATCTAAAGATATACCTGCAGACTTCAAGCAACTATGGGATTGCTTTAGTGAGAACGTTAGTGTGGTTGAGTACTTGTACTTAGCTGAAAAAAGATGCAAGGTTATTTTAAAAGATAAATCACTTGTATGGGCAACTTATTTGTTTACAGTTGATTGGTTTAGTAATCCATATTCAGATGAGCCGAGCGATTATAAGTGCGGTCACATACTATTGGCTGACGATGGGTATCTATTATGCCAACCTAACAACAGGATATTTTGGAAAGACTCTAACTTCATTACTAATGAGTTCCCTATTAGTCCAAAGGAGTTTAAAGTGGATACCACACTACAATGCGTAGAAGCTGAGAGCGATAGGTGGGTTAGTTCAAATAGCGACTCTTTTTATTACGACATCAACGAAGTAAAATAAGTTTTATGAACCCGGTAGATTTAATATTTGATAAACTTGAATCACTTAATCAGAATGACTTTATGGATTGGTTATTATCTAACAAAAAAAATTTAATTGAAGATGGTAAAATGTACCTGCATCAACGACAAGAATCGCCCGAGCAAAGTACCTGCGAACAAATGGGTAAAGGAAGGTAATGAGTATACGATTATCTTTACAATTGTGGTTCTCCCACAGAAAACTTTAGCGGTTCAATTGGAAGAGATTGACCTTGATGAAAGCTGTATGCCTTACGAGTTCTTCTTAGCCAATAGGTTCGCCTTCACGCAGGAAGAGTTAGAAAAGCTAATTGATTTTATTCAAGAGTGTACCCAAGTCAATATGTCTATTAAAGAATTAATGAAGCAAACGCACTTAAATGAAAGAGCAACAGATACAGTCGAAAAGGATTAAAGAGTTAGAAGATGAGGGTTACTATGTCATTAAGTTGATTAACACCAACAAGAATGGTATACCTGACCTGATAGCTATCCCTCCAAATTCAGACGTATTATTTGTTGAGGTAAAAAAACCTGACGGTAAAGTATCTAAGTTACAGGAGTTTAGACACAAAGAATTAGAAAAACACGGAATTAAAGTAGAAGTATTTAAAGGAAAATAAATTTATGCAAGACAATATACCATCAGACTTTATAGAATTAGAAGAAGTAGTAAACAAAGTATTTGACATCAAGATAAAGTCAAGAAAAAGAAGCAGAGAAATTGTAGACGCACGTATGTTATTTGCAAAAATATTACGTGAGAGAGGACACACCACTACAGCAATAGGTAAGTACTTAGGTAAAGACCATACGACAATTGTGCATTATGGCTCAATGGTGGATGATATGCTGTCGCAACTACCTTACTACCATAATCAGTATGTCAAATGCTACACAGAGTTTATGAGAGACAAAGAACCTACAGTCTTCAGCATAACAGAAAAGGAACTGCAAGTGTCTAATATTAGTCTAAAAAATCAAATAGAAAGATTAATTTTGGAGAACACTACCCTGCAAAGTCAGGTAGACAAGTATAAAAGGCTCGAACAAATACTCGAGTACATAGAAAATCGGACACCAATTGGCAAAGAGTCTTTTGTGCTTAGAAAAATTAACTTAATGTTTAATGGACTAAGTGACTATGGACAAGAACTTAAATGGTGAGAATGCTCGAGCGGAGCGTATTGCCTTTAGAATAAATGAACAGCATCTGCTGTTAGCAAACATCTACGAGAATCTCGTGGATAGGGACTTTGTCCCCGCAGAAAAAGATATTAGAAACCTAATAATAGACCTGCGACTAATATTAAAATCAATGGAAGACGATGACTTTTGAAACAGAAGCTGATTTAATAAGGGAGAAAAAAGCAATAGAGTTATTTGTAAGTATTTTTGGTGGTTCATATTTGAAATTGGACCCGCACGATGTTGACTACAAAGTATTTGATAAGGACAAGAATTTAATAGCATACGCAGAAGTGAAGGGACGTGTACGGACAATCCGTGATGCGTATCCTTTACCTGTGGCTGCAAGAAAATTAGTTAAACTAACAGACAAAAGACTCACGCCTGTAATTATATGGGCGTGTGATGATGGAATCATATACGGTATGGCAAACAAACTATCCGGAGAGATTAAATGGGGAGGTCGCCCTCCCCGTGTTGGTTCTACAAATGATGCTGAACTTATGGTTTATTACGATAAACAAAAAGCATTGAAGTACGTTAGGTACGTTTAGTTTCTTGTTCTTTTCATTGTTCCATCAGAGTTTCTACCTGATTTGTTTTTAGGATTTGGAGTGTATTGAAACTCTTCATCTTCCATCTTGCGAATCTCTTTGTTCATAGCCTTTTCAATATCAGCTTCAGCTTTGTGAGTTTGATACCAATCAGACTCGGGACCGAATCTTTCGTTATATAACCTTGGGTTATATCTTTTCATCTCTGATGGATTATCATATCTAACACCTTCACCTGAATCATAAAGCAATCTCTTCTTTTTTTCAGACTCTCTCTTACTTGCCTCTTCGTATTTTTTAGCTTGCTCACCTGTGGCTTGAATCTCTCTTATTTTTTTATTTATTTCTCTTAAAGCATCATCATCTTGTGTCGTTTGTTTTAATTCACGAAGTGCTTTAATTTGGTCATTTTGATTCTCACTTAAAGGCTCTACCTCTACACCCTTATTCTTGTCAAGGTCTTTATAGATGTCGTTCATAGCCGCCTTTCTAATATCCTTATACATAGGAACAAGACCTAAGTTGCCGGCAATCTCTAAAGGAATACGAATATTGCTTTCTTTCTCTCTTCTCTTTATAGCTTCTGCTGTTTTAGGTTCAGCAGCAGTTTTATTCTTGATGATTAAATCTGTAGTCTTTAAAATAGGAGTAAATGCTCCTCCCATATTTTTAACATAATCCCAAACACCTGTTTGTCTTCCTTTCTTTTCTTGAGGGACTAAAGAGTTTTGGATATTATCTTCGTATCTATCGTACTCTCCTGTTCTTAAAAAGTCAAGGTATTCTTCATTGGCACGTTCTACTCCTTCGTTAATGAATAGTTTCGTAGCGTTACCAAAGTCTCTACCCAATGCTATTGAAGAGAATGCAGATGCAAATGCTTGACCAATGTTTTGAAGGATTGTATCGTCATTTTCTTCCTCCTCGTCATCAAAGAATAGACCCATAAGACCATTACCTAAAGCCTGAGTTAGTAAGCTGTATACCATCATACGAGTGGTAACCGCAGCAACCAATGCAGCACCTTCCTTCTTAGTCATTGAGCCATTGCCTATAGCAGCATTGATACCTGCACGTGCAGTAGCATATTCAAATATCAAGAAGCGAGTCATAAAGTTATTAAAGTTATTAAACGCTCTTAACCATCCGCTTTGATTAGGTTTAGGAGTTCCTTTTAGGATTCCCATAAACGCATTATCTGAAGCACCCGTAAACACAGAACGCTCGTCAGCAAAGTTCTTTGACTTATCAATCGCCTCTTTGTTCTGAGACATATAAGCCTCATCGTTGGCAGCAATCTTATCAAAGTTTACGTCTTTGCCTGTAATCTTTTTAAACTCATTTGCAAATGAACCAAACCAAATAGGACGCATTACAATCTTATCCGGTGTAGATATTAAAGCATCTGCTGTTAACTCTACAGTGTTCAAATACTTTTTACCTGTACGGTTAAATAGTTGTTGAATTTTATTGGCAATATATCCTTTTGCTTTACCGCCCTTAATACCATTCGCTTGGTTCAATACGTTTGTGTCAATCAACTTGCCTGATAAAGTATCAGTAGGGAAGATTCTACTTGTTTGAGTACTACCTACATTACTCATAATAGTAGGAGCATCAGTAGACATAATCACATCTCTATTATCGTAACCTGTCTTAAATGCGCTCGGGTCCGAAATAATTGCAAACGAGATGTTTGAACTTAACTCTGATACAAATCTGCTTGTTCCTGCGAGAACGGCTCTGTAACCTTGCTTGTTTATGTAATCAATGACATTATCTAAGAAAGCATTTGAGATATAAGAGTTGGTCAAAAGATTCTCAACAGCCTCTTCAAACGCATCTCTTATGGCATTAAATACCTGTCTGTTTTCCTTAGGTATTCTTCCTTGCTCCTCCAAGTTTAAAAGAGCCTGATTAAGCGTCTTACGAGCAGTCCTGATTGGCTCAGTTAAATTGTAATCCATCAATACAAACTTAGCGCCACGCTGAGCAGATGCAAACACATCAAAGTTCAAAGGAGAAACCTTACCTGTTCTTGCTATCAAAGACTTAGCCTTTGTAGATGGTCTCATTGAGTTGTTGAACTCAGTGATAAAGGCAGAGCCTGATGTCAACTCATTAGGTTGAGTCTCGTGAAGTACGTTTAAGTGTACGTAGTTATTTAGTGGACTGATTTTATCGCCACGAATAATTGCTGCAGTATACTCAGCCTTACCTCTTAATGACTCATTGATACCACGAATATCCTTAATGGCATCCTTCTCTGCTTTGTTAAATGAATCGTACAGCTTCTGATTGTCTATCTCAATAATGTCTTTACCATTCTCATCCTTGCCTACAACTTTTCCGTACTTGTTAAGTATGTCTTGTAGCATCTCTGCATCACGCTCACCAAATTGAGATTTGCCTTCATCAATATGTTTGATTGTAGCTTTAAGATAATCAGCTGCAGGATTAACTTGTTTATCCCCTACGTTTGAATCATACTCAAGCTGAATCATATAGGTCATCATCTTGAATTTAGACATCAATGTGTCATTCCCATCAAGGTCAAATGACTTAGCAACCTTCTCTTCTGCTCTTTCTAATATATTCTGAACCTTCTTTAGTTCTGATGTAAATCTTGCTTCACCTTGAGCCGCTTTCTTCAATAGTGAGTTGTAGATGTCCTTAGTTTTAAAGTTACCAAACACTTGGTCTATATAGTAAAGAGGACTTCTTCTAACCAACTCAAGAGTAGCACCCTTACCGGTAAATAAATTTTTGAACTTAGCGTACAATGTAGATAGTTTAGGCAGTTTTGCTTTCCCTACCGCAGAAGATAACTTCTCTCCCTCATTGATAGCATTCATTTTTTCTACCAATACCTGAGCAAAATGAGGCAAGTAATTATTGTTGATGTTGCTAATTACTTTAAGCAAATTCTTCAAGTCTGTATTGTTCAGCTTGTCGATTGCTTTTGTTTTGATTAGGTCTCTTAATTGATTTGCCAATGAACGCTCATCTGCCGTAGGCAAACCACTTGAATCAACATTAGCATCTTCAATCTCTCTTATTAAACCTTCCTTCTCTTCTGCAATTTCTTGCTCGGTCATTTTTTTTGACTCTACTTGAGGGAGTATATCTGACTTATACTTACGCATTATATCAGCCTCCGCTTCAGTAATCTCACCTTCTTTAACCATCTCTTTTAGGCTTTGAGCAAAATCTAACTTTCCATCATCACTAAATAATTTATTAGGAGACTCGTTAAATCTATCAGCTAATTCATCTGCAAGAGACTGCTCTTCAGCAATTGCATCCAATATATCTTCGGTAACTTTTAAGCGTGCTTCTTGCAAAATCAAGTTTGCTTGCGTACTCTGCATCAGAGAATACCTTCTCCATATAGTCAACAAACTTTTCTATTGACTTCTCTTTGAACATATCTACAGAAGAAAACTTACGTAATACAGCAGCCAATTGCTTAGCTGTAATCTTACCTGAAGATGCTAATTCTTTTAATTCTTTGGTTAACTCACTGCTTGCTTGTCTCCACAGTTTCTTGGCATCCTTTGCCCCTCTTGCCAAGTCTTTAATTTGCTTAGTAAAGAACTGCTTTTCAGTTAATGTAATCTTAGTAACATCCTGTATTAATCCAAGTAGTCTTTGAGCCGTTGGCGCTGACTTCTCTCTAATACCAAGTTTCTTACGTAGTTCACGAACTAACTTTTCTTTTTGGATGTCAGTAGCGTTTATGTATTCATTAGAATTTTTTAAGAAACTAAGAACGCCTCTTAATGAATCTCCTTTTTTAATCAATGAATCCACCTTTGCCATTAAGTTGGTGTAACCCGGTAGCATCTCTTCAGATAAAGCAACTCTCCCTGCAGCTTCTGTTTCTTTACCCATTGCTGCATTGATTTGCTGAGTACTAAAACCTTTACCTTTTAAGAATGTCTCAATGGCAGCCTCAGAAAATCCTTGCGCTCTTGCATCTTTAATTAGTTTTGAAACCTTATTGTCATTGCTAAGCTGCGCCTTTGATACAGGAAATTCTTCTTTTAGATTTTGAACCTCTTCGGTAAACAGTAACTCGCTGTTATCAAACATAATTTGGTCTTCCCTGTCAATGTTCTCTGTCTCAGCAAGCATTGTCTTTCTTCTTTCCTCAGGAGTTAACTTGCTTCTGTTCTCTACGTTTCTTGCTTCAACTTCACCTGCTACTCTGTAGTACAGGTTAAATGCGTCAGCAGCTTTCTTGCCAAATATATCAGAGGTAGAAATAGTTACGCCTGCGCTTTCTCCCATTTCTTTAAGAGATTTTTTTGTCTCCTTGCTTTGCTTTTGTAATGCTAAGTCTTTAACCTTTTCGTATTTTTCTTTAGCTGACTTATATAAATCACGGTAATTTTTAATAGCCTCTTTGTTATCAGGGAATGCTTTTTTTAATTCATCATAATTCTTTTTTTGAGCATCAACCTTGCTTTTGAAGTCATTAATAATATACTTCATCATAATCGGAGCATACGCTTGATTAGACCCACGCTCAAACAACTCTACGTTTTGAATGTAGTGCTGCATTTCGTGAAGCATAGTCAACTCTGCCTCCGGTCTTTTTTCATTGTACAGGTCTTTATTAACCGTAATTACTTTATCTCTAATATTAAAAGAACCGTAGTTTCTTGGAGGCAACTCTTTAAATCTAACGTTTATATCTTTAATTTCAGGATATGCTTGGTACAAATCAGGAGCATCAAATATATCTCCTAATTTAGAAACCCTAATAGCTGTACCATCGTTATCAATTATTTTTTTTAAATCATCTAAGTCAATGTCTTTAAACTTACCATCAGGAATTTCGTATCTCCATTTTTTATCTAAACCCTTCTCCCAACCGGTAGCCAATCTAATATCTTTAGCAGGCATCTTATTATTCTGCATCTCTCGAGCCAAGTTTAAATTAAACTTAGCAATAGCAGATAGCTGTGCGTTACGACCAATTATCTGAGCCTTTGATTTTCTTTCAGCTTTAGCCTCTTTTGTATCTTTCTTTTTAATAGCAATATCAGCTTCTTTGATAGCCTCACCTTTACGGATTGACTCTGATATGTTTCTAAAGAACTCAACTGCTTCTTTGGTATCAGCCGTATTTTGGAATGGAGTGAATGCTCCATTAGTAATTTTAGATACCAACTCATTAATTAATGCAGCTATTCTCTGCATTGTAGTGGTATCAATCTTGCCTTCCTGTTGCTCTAATGCGGCAGTTAATTCAGCAAGATACTCCTCGTATGAATCAATCTCAGCGTATTGACTTGCAAAGTCAGATAGCTGCTTGTTTGAACTCTCACTTAGTACAGATGCAATCCTGTTCTTGAAGCTCTTAAATGTCTCAGGACTTTCTCCAAATGCTTTAAGCATAACACCGTGGGCAACTTCGTGACCTACTGTTCTTTGGTTTGCTCTATTTAAGTTGATGTCAATACGACCAACATATGACCCATCAGGCATTTTAACATATGAGAAGTTACCTGCAGAATCCGGGGTTGCATTAATTGAACCCATAGCTGCTTCGTAACTATCATCGGTATCGTGCACTACAATGTCAAAGTTTGGAAGGACTGATTGAAGTGTTGTAAGGACTCTTTGTGCCGACTCCACAATAGATATTTTTGCATCATCTTTTAGTTTAGTCTTTACTTGGTCTAATGCAGACTTGTTAGTTACTGACGTGCCTTGATTTACAGGAGGAGCATCAGGCACTTCCTGCTCAGCAAACATTTCTTCCATACGAGCAATCTGCTCTTGTTCTGTTAGTGTCTTTGAAGACACTTGTTTAGGAGCACCAATGATTACTTCTTTTTGATTGACTTCAGTTGTTTCACCTTCTTCGGTAATGCCTTCAAGTTTTGCTTGGGGCTTTCCTCCCTCCACTTCTTGGCTAATTCCGGTTGTTGGCTGTACAGGTACTTGACCTGCTGCTTGCTTTTGAATGGCATCTTGTTCTGATTTTATTGTTTCTGTTACAGCTTCTTCTTGTAGCTGATTCTCTTGAATATTTTTAATCTGAGCACGTATGGCTGCAGCTTTATCCTTACCTGTCTGAGTGGTATTACCTTCTAATTTTCTTAGTTCTTTTTCTAATTCAGTAATTGCATTAATGCTCGGTTCATTAAGTTCAGGATTACCTTGCCTTACTTGTTCTTTAATAGATGCCGTAACAATTTTGTCTTGCATCTTTAATTTAAGAGCAGGGTCATTAACTATTTCAATATTAGCTTTTGCTAATTCATTGCCATCCATATTATCAATAATGGATGTCATAAGCGAGGTCGGGTCTTCAATAGTTCCGTCTTCTTTTTGAAGAGGTTGTATTTTTATACCATTAAAGGCATATGATGAAGGTCCGCCATTTTTTGCTTGCTGCTCAAATTCTTTTATTTGTTGCTCTACAACATCTGCTTCTTCATTTTTTCCTTCTTTTCTAAGAATCTTAGCATTAGCACCCATTGCGTTAAGCAAGAAACCAACACCAAAACCTACTCCTCCTGATTCAGCAACGCCTTCAAATAAATCCTGATTCGTATTATATATATCTTTTGCTGTTTGGTTAGCGTACAACTGCTGCATTACTTCAGTAGTCATCTCCTCAGTACCACCGACAAGACCACCTACTGCTTTAGTTTTTAAATAATTGACTACACCACCTGCAGATGCTTTATTGAATCTTTTTAAGAATCCCATAACAGGAATGGCTTCTAAAACAGAACCAACGGATAAGTTTTTTAAGAATACATTGTAAGCCTGTTCATCAGTTGCTCCTGCCTCTTTTGCTCTTTCAAATTCAGATTGACCCATTGCAAGACCTGCACTTACTGAAGCAGGTGCGCTTATTGTCTTACCAAGTTCTTTAGCAGCTGCCGTAAAAGCGCCTGTTGCTTTTGGGATAGCTTGCGCTGACATCTGTGCCATTTCTAATGCAGTTGCAGCTTTACCTGCATTTCCTATTAATCCTGCAGCACCTTGTGTAGCAACCAAAGATGCTAATTGCCCAAATGCTTGACCAAATTGGTCTGTTAATGTTCCTTTGAACTCTTCATCCTGAGGGGTAAGTTCATCAATAATTTTATTGTATTCTGTACCAAATTTTATTAAAGCATCGCTAATAGGCGCTTTACCTGAACCTCCGGTAACTTTACTTGTACCCCATTCTAAAAATGTACCTAATGCTTTTATAGGCTCTCCAATAAAACCTTTTAAAACAGCCTTATCAAGAGATGAAGCTAAATTGCCAATAAATCCAACTTCTTTATCTTCAGTCGGTTTTGACGAAACCACAGAACCAACTTCCGAAGGTAAAGCCGTAGTAACTTTTTTTTTTACAATAGGCTGACCTGCAACAGAAGAAACTCCTAATAGATTTTTATAATCATCAACACTTTTGTTATAACCTTGAGACTTAAATAAACTATAAGAATCATTTAACGCTTCAGGGTTTGTTGCAATTAATTGTTTAAAGTCATCAATACTTTTTTTGTATCCTTGACTTACAAATAAATTGTATGCGTCCTGTAATGCTTGCTCGTTCATATTATTTGTTTATATCTATTAGTTATATTTTGCTCCTACCCCACCCGGTTTTGTAACACCTAATGTTTGTAGTGCACTTCCTGCATTTGCTTCCTTTTCTTCAGGTGTCGCTCCTTTAAGGTCATTTTTAATCCAATCAGAAATGCGTTTCAATACTTTTTTATTTTGTGCTTCATCTTTTGTTATTTCAAAAACTTCAGAATCATTACCATCTTTATCTCTCAAATATACACCTTCTGTTGCAAGTGAAGACTTAGCCGTATATCCAAATTTAGTAACAGCATTATTTAATTCTTTAGCAAAAGCATCCTCTGAAGCCCATTTAGCTGCAGGACTTTTTGAAACTGAAACATCTACTTCCCGATTATACGCATCTATTGGACTTATATTTGTTGGTTTAGGAGCGAATCCTGATGCTGATGTTTTTGTTTCTAATGGATTGTTTCCTATAAATTGATTAGCAAAGTTAACTATTTTGTCTTCAGGTAACTCAACACCAAAAGCAGAAACCAACGCAGTAGTTAATTTTTTAGGGTCAGCTAATTTTCCTGCTTCATTAAAATTGTATGTACTTGCATTTGAACCATCTGTATTTGATACAGTAATTCCGGATGCTGTTCTATTAACTATCTTACCTGACTTATTTGCTAAATATTTAATTGCATTGCCAACAGCAACAGGGTCTTTTCCTGTTAATGCTGTAGCCATATTTTGCGCAAAGTTTCTAGCATCTGCTAATTTATTTTTCTCATCAATCTCTCCCGGAGTAGGTGCTCTACGTTCTTGTAATTGAGTTTGAGGAGTTGTTTTAATGTCTTTCTCGTAATCATATCTTCTTCTAAATTCAGTTAACATATAATCGTTAGAATCCTTAATCTGCTTATCAGTAAACTTAAGAGCAATTTGACCCGTATTTGGGTCGTATGTTTTAAGTATTAAATTAGGATTAGCTGCAGCTTCTTGAGCATTGTCTGTAAAATCATACAGCTTACCATTAGGAGCAGTCTTTTTACTATCAGTAAGAAGTGATGCTCTATCGTAATCATTAGCAAGTGCGGCTTGTACGGCTTGATTTTCAGCCATATCAATGTTGTATATAATTTGATTTGTTACAGGGTCTATAGTCTTTTTATTTCTAATGTCAGTAACAGTTTGAATCAATCCCTGATTCCTCAAATCAGCTACAGCTTTCTGTACTGCTTCAATTTGAGTACCCATAGCTTTAACAAAACCATCAGCTGCTGCGTTAGGGTCGTACCTATTAAACCTTGTTTTAATTAATCCTCTTACGTAATTTACAGATGCAAATTCACCCGGATTGTCATCCATCGTATAAACTTTTTTGCCATTAATGTCTTTTTCAGTCATCATAGCAACGTTAACATTACCGTCTGTTGGATTAATATAAAAACCTGACTTAGTCCAATTGCCAAATTTTTGAACCTGCTCCATACTTCTTAACTCAAGAAGAGCAGATTGATTGGTCTTTGCTCTTTCCATTAACTCACCATAATCATTCTGAAACTCTTTCATTGCAGCAAATGCATTTTCAGTTCCGTCCAATAAATTTTGACGAGCAATTGTATAGTCTTTTAATTTCATTTGACCTGACTTCAAAAGTTGGTCTTGCATTCTCATATAATTAGCAGCATCATCAGCAAACTTTAAAGTAGCTTCTCTTGCAGTTCTGTGTTCTCCCATAGGAGAGTTGGCAAGCACCTGACCATACTTACGTGAAGCGGCATCAATTGCAGTCTTTTTTTGTTCACGAATACGATTTTCCTCAAGGAGCATATCGCTCATATTCTTACCAACCTCAGCCCAATTTATCTGCGAGTCAGCACTTCGTTCTGCGTATTTATAGTATGTTGCCATTTATATATTTTTATTATTTTCCAAATATATCAAAAGGATTCTGATACGTAGATGGACTATAAAATCTAAAATTTTGTTGTCTTTGTTGTGGACTTTGTAAAAAAGCAGGAACTGCAGGAGGCTTAGGCGTTGTATTATTCAATAAAGGAGCACCTTTAAAAGCCGGACTTGATGGAGCAGCAATAGGAGCACTACTTTGTTGTGCAGCAAATGCAGCCATTGCAGGCGGTAATGCACCTACTTTTACGTCAGCTATTAGTGGCTTTACAGGATTTGTTTTTTGAAACAATGGTATTTGACTAACACCCTGTTGTCCTAAACTTATAAGACCTTCCATTCCTTGTTGTTGCGCTTGCGCTGCTAACTCTTGTGAATTTGCTGCTGCCAATTGAGCACCTGCAACCTCTTCTAAATCTAACTGAGCACCAACATCACGAAGACGACTTTGTTCTTGTGCAGTTAATTGCTCAAGTTGTTGCATCTCTCTTCCCATATCAGACCTGATTCCTGCTTGCGCTTCGTTCTGTGCCATCTGTACACGACCTGCCGTAGCAGCTGCACCTCTTTCACTTTCTACACCTGCCTGTATAGCTTGTGCTCCTGAAGATAACAATGCTTCTCTTTGGAGTTCATATGGTTCTTTATTAATAGATAAGCCTTTATAGAAATTGGTTTCCAATTTCTTTCTTGCTTCCTCCATTGCTAATTCAGCATCAGCTTCTGCTTGACGCATATTGTCTCTTTGCTTACCTGCTTGTATAAAAGAACCTGCTGTTGAAGCTGCCGTTAATGCTAATGAAGCTGCTGCTATTCCTGTTGCTACTCCCATATTATAATAATTTTATCATTTCACTTGTGTAATTATCGCCTTTGATATATCCAAGAGATTCATAAGTACTTATAAGGCTATTGTTTTTTATTAAAGCATAAGCATATTTACCTCCTGACTTCTTAGATATTTCGGTCAATGCAGATACCAATAATTCAATAGCATCTTTTCTCTCAGGCTTCTTGGTATATTCTTTATTAGATATAATCCAATCTACCCAACTAACTTTTGAATTGGTCAAATACATAAATCCTGCACACACAGGGGTATCGTCATCGTAAACAATAATACCACCTTTACCATTGTCAGGAAGGAAGTCTCTTTGCGGAGCCGTCCATTCCCATTGTTTCCACCAATCAACGAGAATATCATCGTAATCGGTTTCGTTTAATTCTCGTATGTATAATGCCATATCGTTACAAAGATATTAAATTTAAGGAAAACTTTTCATAACATCAGACTCCACCGCAAACAGTTCAACTTTGTCTGTAGACCCGTTTACTATATTAAATGTACAATAATGTCCTAATACTCCGTGAGATTCTGCCACTGAGTTCTTAATGTACAAGAAAAATGCGGTTTGTATAGGTATTGGTGTCGTTCCCGGTATGGTAGTATTGATGGTAATTCTGTTGATACCATTAATTAAATCTACCGTAATTGCTGTTACAGCACCTGCAAGTACAGGGGTCGTATATGGAGGAACTGAGAAGTAGAAATAGTCTCCAACACTAATAATGCTACCAATCTCAATTGATGGAGCAAAATTAATGACGTTACCACCCGTAACACTTGTGCTTCTGCCTATACCATTCACGCTTCTTAAAGCAAGTTCACCAACGCTATTGTTCCTAATAAAGGCAAAAAACGATGCCTCTTTCTTCTCAAACCAAGTTGATTGTATAAATCCTGAATATTGCAGGTCAGTTTCTAAGGTTACCGCCCACTTATCATCCCCCTCCAAGTTGATGGTTTTAAATAACTTATTCTCAAGAGGTGATGTATTAAATACGCTTTGTACGCTACTTGGTGTATACGTACCATAGAATGTATTTCTAAGCGGATTAACATTATGACGATACAAATTTCCTCCTTTAAATGTATAGAAGTAGTTATTCATCCCAATCATCCAATCAGGATAATAAGAATAGAATGATACCCACCCTGTTATGTCATCCTTGTATGTCAATGTTTTATTCGCCATAATTATTTATTTTACACACAAGCAGTATCGCATACTGCAAATGTATTTAAGTTTAATGTTGTTCCTAAATCTCCACTTACTACAGTGTAAACTGATGTAAATATACTTGCACCCCCTGTTGAAGAACAATCAGAATCAACGTTTATTCCTGTAGAGTATGCATTTGCATACGTTCCTCCACCACCTGTGCATTGTGCACAAGTAACTTGTACGTTAATGGTGTCACCTGCAGATACAGTACGTGTGCCACTTGATGTAACACTTCTACTTTCAACAATAGAGCCATTCACATATAAATCCATAGTACCTACCGAACCACCTGCTTCTGTAAATGACCAAGCTAAAGACGCAGTTGTTGGAGCACAAACCCCTAAAGCCACAACTACACCTGCTGAACTAACTTGAAACCAATCATTACCACCGGTAATTGAGCCTGATGCACGATAGAATCCTGCAGTCAATGGGGTAGCCCCGTAAGCATCTGCAAACACCAAGTCATAAAGACCAACTGTGCCCGGAGTGTTAGCCAATGAAGCATTGTAATAAGTCGTGGTTTCAGATAAAGCACACGCAGCTACCGATGATACAGCACTAACACTTGAACTAAATCCTGTAAGAAGTTCAGGGCAAGCCACTGACATCTGCCAAGCTGTCCCACTACACGGACCAACTACCTCAAAGTTAATAATAGATGGAGACGCTGTAAGTTTTGGTATTACCATTAGGCAATTACCGGGAGCAGATGCGCCTAATGACACATCGCCCGGTGCTACAGTTACACTTTGAGTATCGCCTGTAGCAATAAATGTTGTTCCATTATAAGTAAACTCTGCTAATGCAGGGTAAGTTGTTCCTGATATTCCGCAATCTCCACTTGTTTGACCTACGTATGTAAAACTTCCTGCATTACTACTTTGATGTAAGCCATCTACAGATGAAACAAGTTTATTGTAGACGTTAACACCAAGTGTTCCTCTAATGCCATCAGGGACTCCATAAGGCTCAAATCTTACAATGACAGCACCTACGTCACCCACAGTGGTCCCGGTCTCTAAATCAAGCAGATAAATGCCTTGACCACCACTTGCGGTAACTGTTTCTCCACAAGGGGTAGCACAAGATGGGCAAGTCTGCTGTGGTAATAATACCCCACTAACCTGCTCTCTTGATATTACGCCATCAGAATAAAAGCCATCGGCTGCAAGGGTAGTTAAAGCTGCATTTGAGAATACAGCTGTTGCGGACCCAAGTGATGGTGCGTTTAAATAGTATGTTGAACTTACTGCCATATATGTTTTTTATGAAGGGGTTGTACAATTACAGCACACATCAGTTATGTCTTCATCTGAGTAGCATAAAGTTACAGGAACCGATTGTCTAAAATCCCATATCAAATATAAATAATTTTGAAGAGTAGGTACTGTAAATTCAGCATAGTTATAATTGCCACCACCCTCATTAGGAGTAGCAGTTGTTGCCAATCCTAATAACGTATTGATAGCAGAACTATTGTTTGCGTACAACGTATTAGATACGTGGTATTTAAACTTGTCTTCTGCAGGAGTAAACACAAATGTGTCTGTAGAGAATTTGTTTGAAATCAAACTCATTACACTACCTGCAGGAGGGAATCCACCTGTACCAACGCTATCAGTTGTAAGATTGTATCTTGACACGATAGGATTAGTGGTTCCTGATGCAAATGTTACAAGACTTGACTGCAATGGAGAAACAAATGAACCATTCGTCCATCTGTATTCTGCGTGTACAGTATCTCCTGAATCGTAATCGCTTGTAAGAACAATCTGAATAATACTTAATGAATCAGCTTGACAACAATTAGCAAGCATACCAAGTGATATGTCACCGGTATAGTTAATGGTAATGTCTACTGTTTCTACTGATACATTGTCTTTATCAAAGCTAAGTGTACCGCTTTCAGAAACCTCTCCTGAGGTATAGGTACTTCCATCGTACTCTGCAATAACCTCAAATGTACCACCTTCGCTAATGCTGAATACTGTATACTCAATATCAGTAATGCCAACCGTAGGACCTAAGTCTACGCAATAACTATTTGAGCCTTGCTCTTCAGCAAGTGTGGTTAAAGTAAATGTCTGAGACACACCGCAATCCAAACACTCAGGTCTGTATGGTAGTTCACGAGCGTTTATAGATAGAACATACTCGTTCATATAAGGGTCATACCCTCCAAGTTTTTGAGTATTAAACTGAGTAATAAACTCATCTCTAAACCAAGTTCTCATATTCATTTCAGAGATAACCTTTAAGGCTTCGTTAGAATATGAGTTACCTCTTAATTGTAATACAGCACCTCTTTTGGCATCTGTAAAGAATCTGTCGTAACCCCATTGCACATAACTCTCAGGGTTAAAGCTGATACCGTATTTCTCAACACGAGCAATCTGAGTACCCAATACCTCAGGCACAGATGATACAACACCACCTCCTGTAGAGTCCGATAATAAATTCTTATCAGCCAATACGTATGAAATCTTATCTTCTTGTAAAACAAGAACGTCAGTCTCTCTTCCGTCTAATATATAAATATCTCCAAATGAAGCCTCCAAGTTCTTGTAGTTTACAAGACCTGCATTGAACTCATTTAGTTTGTTTACGTTTGACTCAGCATTATAAACACCACTATATGTAATGTCAGCAAATCTATCAGCCTCTTGATAGTCTTGAGCAGATACAGATGTAACCCTGTTGCCTAAGTTAAATGAGTTACCTACAATTGAGTCACGAATCTTATAACTCTCTGCTCCGTTTCCAAAAGCAAAACAGTTAAAGAACATAGTATCTACAATTGCAGGAGTACCTGCGCCAATAGATTGGTTTTGAATATTGCCCATATGGTTACCATTGGTAATGGCAAACGACATATTGTTTTCAAAGAAAACATCAGGCAATGCATCTGTTGGCTGAGTCTCAAATATTAAGTTCTTATCTGCTCTGAATACCACAAAGTTTGCTTCTACACTTGAAGCACGAGCGTTAGGGTATCCAACTCCGGTACAAGGTAATGTACCCGTAATCATTAATTGCAGTTGATTGGTTGATGTATTTCTATAAAACTTATAGTAGTTAATACATAAATCAGTTAATATATCTCCTGCAGTATTTGTAATTCCCGGAATAAATTCATTGTCAGGAACGCATTGACCGGCATCCGCAAATCTTTCACCGTCATTTAAGAACTGCTCAACGTTATCGCCAACAAACCACTCGTACATATTGTCGTAATCGTTTGAAGCAATTATTGTTTTTTGTAAAAGGTTAGTTCTCTTTTCGCAAGAATCTCCAACACCGCTTCTTGTTTGGCTAATTGTCATTACAATCCTGCTACCTGCAGGTATGCTGTAATCAACCCAAGCTGATGTAGCTGTGTCGTATCTATTCATTGGATAATACAGAATAGGGAAATCTCCTCCTCTTGGAGAAGTAACACTTTGCTTACCCGGTTGTATGATAGCTAACTCGTCCTGAATAATATTAAAGCTATTAGGATTTATCTTCATATAGATACCTGCAGGAATTGGTATAAACACTTCCGGGTCTAATGCACTTGGTATCTCTATAAAATTAGATGTCTGACCGGACTTCTCAAGCACTGTTGCATATACGCAATTTGCAGTTGGTCCTGTAGAGTCAGCTTTCACAATCAATCTATCACCCACCTCTACCTTACGTGCGTTCTCTCCCTCAAGCAAGAAGTATGCGTTATTGGTTATTGGGTCTTGGAAGAATATGCTACAATAAATTGTCTCATAATTTTCTTCGTCAGGCTTAATAACAAACTTATATCTTGTTGCCCAAGCGGGAGGACTTTGAGTAGCAGGGATGGTTACTTGAAGAGTATTCTTAAAAGCAGATAATCCACAAGGAATATGCTCAGTATTATTAGGACTAACAAGTGCTGTTGTTGCTCTATTAAATTCATCCATATACACAATGCCAATCTCATAGTCACGATTGCTATGTAGGCTCTGTGTGTTTGCAATTTCTTGGAAAGTAGCTTCTGCAAATGTCACTTCATAATACTCATAAAAAGTTTGAGTAGGAGTAACAATATTATTTACATACCTCATTGCAGGAAATTGGAATCCAATCAGACTGCTCGCAGGACTTGTTATAATAGATACCGGTTGACCAACAGCACTAATACCACTACCATTTTTGGTAAAAGCATCTAAGTTGTTAGGAATAGCGCAGTTAAATGAATCGGTAAATGTAATACCATTACAAGCATTTGCTACTGTTTGTATATTAGCTGCCGTACCTACTGCATTTTGGAACTCTACACTTGTTGCTAATTGATACACTGATGTGTATGTAGTAGATAAAAAGAACGCAAAGTTCAATCTAACATTCTGTGTTGTTTCTGTAGGAAATGGAGTTTGACCTGTAAATTGTGAATGGTCAATAGCTATCTCTACGTTTATTGCGGAGCCGGCAACTAAATTCTTACCTGCTAAGTCTATAGTAACAGTAGCATTCGCTATATTAACACTTCCATTAATGGTATAGTTGCCTGACACAGTTGCATCAGTTAGCTCCTCATTACCAATTGGAGTGGATACCAAAGCTGTAGTGTACTCAAGTTTTATTGGAACACCATCATTATCAATCAAATCATATCCCTCTACATAGTTACCATACATTAGTCTATTGCCCATAATTGTTTGAGCCTTAGCGTAACGTGGAACGTTATCGTACAATCTAAGTATTTCATACTCAGGAAGAACCGTAAATATCTTACTATTTGTAAACGTATAAGTATAGTCAGTATTATTAGCAAGTCCTAAATTAGACTTGTCAAGTTTCTCAATAACCTTTATGATATTGCCATTTGATTGCTTAAACAATAAGTCTACACCAACTACAAGAGAGTCTCCTGAATTGTATGTAATTTTTGCTGCATTGCAAATGTTGGTCATCCCTTCGTTAAGGAAACTTTCCACGCTAAACTCAAAAGGATTGGGAACGAAAGCAGGCTGAGACCATTGTGAGGTAGCACTGTACTCCCCATCTATATATCTGTATCTATATGCAAAACATATAAATCTTGTATCTAAGTAATTCTCCTGACCATTAGTTACAAAAGGCTCTACTAATGGAGACTGTACAGGTGGTTTTTTAATCACAAGTATAGATTCAGCTGTAATTTGGTCTATGTTACTAATAGGATTAGCGTAGTTTCTTCTTACGTTAATTACACGTGGAGCGTTATAGTCATCGGTAAAATATAAAAGACCATCAATAATATTAACTCCCGTGATTAAATAAGTAGGATTAAAATTAAGTGTGGTATTAACATTGCCACCATCATTAATACTAATAATGTGGTATGTTAAGATATTAGTAAATACATTAAAGGAAACAATCAAGTCAAGTTTGCCGGTTAATCCAACAGGGAAACTTGAGTCGTGTACAAACCAATACAATGTATCGTTGGCACTATCTTCAATAGAACCGATACATCTTGCGTTAGCACTAAGTGGAGTACCATTAATATATTTTAATGTAGTCAAAGGCAGGTTGCCTTTTGTGTTTTCAATAACTCCTAACTCAGAATTTTCTGTAGACCCCATTCTGATATTCATAGCATCTATGTATTCTCCATCAGGTAATAACCTTTGGTCCATTACCTTATTCATCCTACCTGCTATAAAATTCCTTGTAATGTTTGCCATCTTATTTTATTTGCTTGTCTAATCCTCTGAGATTCATTAATAGTCTTCCCGGATGAATATTGCTAATTCTAATTTTTGCGTTTCTCAACAATGCACTTTTCTCCTTACGAGCACGAGAAACAATATATTCTTGCACACCTAATTTAGAATTTAAAATGTCATATTGAATAGAAGCGTAAATATATTTTTCAAATAATTTATTAACGGTAATCAAAGAGTTGTCTCCTTGTTCCATACCATCAGACACATACTCAAGAATACATTGCTGACCTGACATTGATGAATCAAAGTTGATAACACCACCTTTTCTGTCAACATTAAAGGTAGGATTAAAATTTGCTGTCTCAGTATTAAGACCATATGCTGTACCAATGTTGTAGTCAAAATACCACATACCATCGTAGTTCCAACCTAACTGTCCGTTAAATTGGTTGCCTTGGTTTAAATAAATACTCTTCTTAGTTTTAGTTAATCTATCAAAGTCAATATCAGAATACTGAGGACTTAATGCATTACCATATTGGTCAAATAAAATACGACCTGTATTATCTTGTAAGTATGCTTTAGATGATAGCGTTTGAATATTCTCAGTCAATGGTCTTAACCAACCATCTTTGTATAATGAAATACGAACCCAATTGACATAGTCAGAAGGTAAGATGTATCTAAGCATATCAGGTACAGTCAACTCCAATACTTTAATTTCTTTAAACGCATCGTAGTTCAACTCCTGAATAGCACGCTTAGCGTGGAACAATACTTTAAAACGCTCCTCATTGTTTACCAATGAGTGGTTGCCTGAGTACATCAATAAGAAGTTGTTTACAATGTCTTGAAGACTAATGTATTGATACGACCCCCAATTGGCATCTTCAGGTTGTACACCTCCGTTCTCATAGTATTGATATTGTGATATATATGCCATATATTATTTTTTTTATGGATTTTTTTCTTGTTGCTCTTTAGCCATATTAAATTGTACAACATCGGATTCACGAATAGATATACCACAATACTGAAGAATCCTTGTAATTAATTTGTATTCATCTTCAGGAGGTAATTCAAAGTCTTGGTAATCAGATTGTGATTGGTCAAATACAGGCTCACCATTAGCCAAAGTAATATATGTCCACTTTGGAACTTTAGGATACCTAAAATAGGTTGCAAGAACCTGCCCTTTGTTGCTTATAGTTGTAGGATAAAAAGTTAACTCTTCGCCTTGTAATGCATAAATAGGGAACTCTATTGTTGGTTGAGTTAAGTTAGAATTAAGTAGTAAACTAAGTTTACTGTTAATTACCTTTTCTGCTTGATTAATAGTTGAAGAAGAAAATATCGCATAGGCATTTCCTGCCGCCAAAAATATATTTGAATCTAACTGAATTGCTGTATTACTAAGAACTAACACTACCGTAGATACCAAACCTGTAGTAAGATTTGTAACTACATCTCCTGCCGAAAGACCATTGGTTAAAAATGTTGCAGTACTGTCAACTAACTGACTGCTAACTACAGAAGTATTTGTTCCTGTTTTAAGAGTTACAGGCTTGCATTTAACATCCAACAACATATAGGTTAAATAACCGGTAGTTGAAGGTGTAGGCATTGAAAATTTATTAGCAGATATTTTTGAAAGATAATCTGTACGTAAAAAATACTCTAACACCTCCGCAATAGGTTGCTCCATATCAGCATAGTCTACCCCTGATATTCTTGCATTTTCAGCATTTATAACTTTGTTATAGCTGCTAAAATATTCCTCGTAAATTTCCATCTGCGAATTTTGAGCAAACAGATTGAAATCAGAAGGAGATACATATCCGTAGTTGTTTTTATTCAACACAGACAATACCGTATTTCTAACTGAGTTTATCATTAGTTCTTTTTTTACAAATATACATAAAAAAAAAGAGGGCACAATAAGTGCCCTTCTTTCTAACCATCAATCAATAATCAAAATATATTACCCTAAAAGTGCTTCTAACATTTTTAAGGAATCAAGACCTTCATCGCTTTGTAAGAAGTGGGCAACCATATCATATGGGTCTTCTCCAAAAGGAACTGAAAGCATTTTCTTCTTATTTGTAGAGGTATTAAACCACACCTCTTTGTCATTGTTTCTGAGTATCAATAGCTTATTCTCAAAGAATAAACGAACTTTTGCTTGGAACTTTAATTCAGGGTCATTCAAGATATTCAAGAAGTCTTTTGGCTCTCTCTTAGCGAATATCAGGATGTCACGCTTAAGTTCTGCAGTTGATACTGTAGAAGGGTCCTTGCCAAAGATAACTCTTGTAAGAGTCTCGATTTGGTCAATAGACAATTGCTTAGCTTCCATCATTGCCTCAATCTCTAAATTAAGTTCATCAACTTCAGCTGCTGCATCCTTTTCTTTGTCAACCTCTCCAAAGATAACACCGTTTAATGGGTGGTAGTGAAGGAATTGTTGCAATACAGGATTGTTTTTTGGAACTCTTAAAAACCCGTCTTCAAAAATAACAGGTTCAATAATTGCTGTTCCGTCTTGCTCATCTTCAAAAGGTGACTTCTGATTGGTAGAATACCTAAGAGCACGATTAACATTATTCTTCTCGTCAAACCACATTAGTGGGAATCGAGGGTGATTTCTTGAAGCTAAAGTGTAGCTTAAAGGGTTTCCTATTTTTAACTTGTAGACCTTGTCCACAGGTGTTGTAATTTTTGCCATTTTATATTTGATTTAATTTGATTTAAAAAAAAGGAGAGTGTCTTTAAAGACACCCTCCTGTATAGACCTATCGACTATCCATAACGGAATAATACGAAGTTGTTTGCACCTAAAGTACATACGCAACGCTCAGATAGGAAGTTAACCTCCATTGCATCGAGGTCGCTTGTAGCAGCCCCACCGGCAGAACCTGTAATCCAAGTTTTGTATCTGCGGTCTTCAGCTTCAGAAGCACGATATCTTACGTGTAAGAAAGGACGCTTAGCGTTCTTACCCATAATTTGGTCGTATACTGAAGTAGAACCTGCAGGAACCATTAAACCTGTAATAGTACCGGTTGCAGTTGCAGCAGTAGTATTTAAACCACCACGCATTGTTGGGT